TAGTGAACACCTTGCATCTGCATTACTTTTTCAATTCCGTTTTCTATATTAGAGATGTCAGTCTTTAATCTTTTATCAGAAAAAGCAGTCACATCATTATTAAAAATCGCCGCTCCTGCACTAGACATATCAAGTGTAAGAGCAGTTATGGAAGAACCACCATCGTTACCTTTAAAAATAATATCTTTATCACTAACTTGAGCATTAAAAATAACATCTGAATTTTCAATACCTATATTCATCATTGTAGTGCCATCATCTTTTATTGCTATATCACCACCACCTACATCTAGCGTAAAGTCACCTGCTACATCTAAAGTTAAAGTACCATTAGGAGTTGCAATAGTTCCATTATCACCATCACTTGTTAGTGTCATATCTGTTCCTGCACCTAATTTTATTTGAGCATTATCCACAAAAGTAGCATCGTGGTTAAACGCCGCCGTTCCAGCATCTGACATATCAAGTCTTAAAGCAACAACATCACTTGTGTCATCAACTCCTACAAATTCCATATCTTGATTGTTAACAGCACTTTTGATTCTAAAAAAATTTGAATTATTTTTTAACTCTCCAATGGTAGTGCCACCATCTTTGAATAATATATCTCCACCATCAGCATCTAATGTAATATCTCCAGCTACATCAAGTGTTAAGTCACCAGTGCCGTTTGTAATAGTTCCATTAGAACCGTCATGTGTAATTTGTAAATCATCGTCTGCACCTATATTTAAAACAGCAGAGTCTGAATTTAAACTTAAGTCATCACCGACTTTAAGATCTACTACTGATAAAGAAGCAAAAGCATCTGCAACAGCGGCTCCACTTCCTGCACCATCTAAATATACCACCTTTGCATCTCCAGGACCTATGGTTACGTTTGCACCAGACCCTTGTGATATAATTATATTTTGTGAACCACTTGTGCCATTTTCAATTATGTGAACACGTTTCATCGTGTTAGGGGTTATGGTAATAGTACAAGCTGAGTCTAATGTACCAGTATATTTAATGTACATAGCTCTTCCAGCATCAGTTGATCCATCTGCTATCGTTGTTGCATGAGTGTCAGCATTTGTTGTTATAGCTTCTGTGCCAAACCCTAATGCCTCACCAATTAGTTCTAAATTTGTATTAGTTGAAGTACCCCATGTGCCTGATTCATCACCAGTGGCTATTTCTTTCAACCTTAAATTATTAGTATATTCTGGCATTATGCTACCCTTTCAATCCAATTAGCTACTTGATCTGGTTCTATTAACCCATATACATTTTCTACACCAACAAAACCAGTTACACTAACTCCCGTTAAAGATACCACAGAATTAGCTGATATTGCAAGTGTTCCTACAGAAATAGTCCCTGCGTTACCAGTAGTAGAAAAATTACAATCACCTAAAATTACTGCTGTGCCTATAGATCCAGTTCCAGCAACAGTAGTTGGAGAAACTGTAGCACCACCAGTCATTCCTAATGTGCCAACAGATCCAGTACCAACATTCGTGGTTACGGAGGCTCCAGCTCCCGCACCAACTACAACTGTTCCCACAGCAGTAGTTCCAACATTTGTTGTTACTGATAAATTTGATGCTCCTTTTATAGTTACAGAGCCGACTGCCGTTGTTCCAACGACTGTTGTAACTGGTGCTCCAGTATTTTCTATAACTGTACTAGTGCCAATAGAACCAGTGCCAACTACACCAGTTACAGATATTACTGCTGTTCCAGTGACTGCTTCATCACCAATATTTACTGATCCAGTAAGACCAGTTTCAGTGACTAAAGCTCCACCTCCGCCTAGAGCATCTCCTATTGCACCTGTACTTTCGAGTCCAGTAACTGCAAAAGAAACATTATCAATGCCACCCCAGCCACCAGAACCCCAAGTTCCTGCTCCCCAAGCGTTAGCCATAAGGGTTTACCTTACGCTATACGAATTATAGCATTTGAAGCGTCAGCAGTAGGGAACTGTATTGTAAAAGTTCCAGATGTAGACGTTTTGTTAGATGTAAAATCTAATACACATACTGCTTTGTTAGAAGCAGAACTATTATAAATTAAAGCTCCCATTGCAGTAATTGTTGCAGTTGTAAAACTTAAATCAGCAAAATCAGTAAAAGCAGTTGCAGTAGAAGTAGAAGTAGCAACAGATGGATCTACCCTTGTTAAACTAGCTCCACCAGTTGTATACGAACCACTAGAAGTTACTTCGCCAGTTGTAACAAGTGCAGTTGTTCCAAAACCTAAAGTAGCAGTTGTAGACGATTTTGCTCCAGTTCCTTCTGCAAAAAGTGCTAATTTAAAATCATTACCACCAGAATTTTTAAAATTGTGTACCCCCTCCAACAACTCTTTTTTGAAAGAATTACACATTGCTTGTGCTATAGCCATATTAGAGTCTCCTTATATATTCAGCCATTTCCTTTTGACCATTAGATCTTAATATGTGAACTATACTAGCTCGTTCTTCTCTCCTTGCCAAGAGTAAATAATTGTATACTACTTTTTTAAGATGCTCCCTAAATTGTTTAGCTTGTTGTCTAATATGTGGTGGTGCTTGATCTGATATTGTAACTATCTTATCTACACATAAATCGGCTACTTGCTCATTAGTTAACCCTCCATCATGTGAAGTATGAACATTAACACTACCGACTTCAGAAACATTTACATTAAACATTTTTATTCTCCTCATAAGTTATCCCGGGAAGATCATCTCTTCCTATAATATTAGGTGAAGCATCCAAAGGCTCTGGCGGTTCTAACTTGGATTTTCTAGTTATTAACATTTCACCTTGTGTTGTTGTTGTTACAAGAGGGTCATCAAGTCTATGGTATCCATACAATTTTTGGTCATCAGGTATGTTCATATCAAGCAAAGAGGAACTGTGAGCTATATGTATTTTAATCTTTTTTGATATTGCTATCGCTAACCAAAATTCACAACAAGCTTTCCCAGCCTCAGCAAAATTTATAGCTTTATGTGTATAATCAAGACCATACAAATGTAAATTTGTTACTCCTTGTGATATAGCGTAAGCAATGGCATACGGAACAGTATTATTAAAATAAGCGTATCCAGTTTTTTGTATAACTTCTTGCAATGGGTACTCAACAACGTCTGGGCATCTTTTATCTAGAGTGCAAGAAAATATAGGGACGTCTAATTTAGTAGTCAGCCTTTCAGCCATTATGTTTGTTTGTTTTCCAGCATTTGGTGTATCTAAAAACCTAGATGGTGGATCCATCATAAAACACTTATCATGAAATATTACACCCGACATAGAGTTTATAGCCCATGTTTCATCAAACTTCTCACTTCTTATAGAAGCAAGAATATATTCACTACAGGTATTGCCTAAACCGACAATAGCTACGCTCTTAATTTTACTCATGTTTGTCTTTGTCTAACCAAACCTTCTCGATAAGAATCAGAATAATTTCTACCTTCTGCATAGTTCTTTAATCGTGCGATAGACTCTAAATATCTACCGTTGTATAAAGTCAACAAATCTTGTTCCCCTTTCATAAAAGTGTATGCCTCTACTAATGTACCATATAGTAAAGCATCTGGGGCATTTGTACTAATCCATGTCGTTCCACTATCATCTGTAGTAAGAGAAGCTGGTCTATAATAGTAATGTAATTCTACTGCAAAATCTGCATTTGGAGTGGGTGCTAATATAAAATTGTTTACATCAAACTGTGCATAATATTTAGGTGTGCCAGTTACTGTAGGATCTGGGTGAAACTCTTGTATAAAGTTAACATCTTTTTGTAATAGAAAAATATTACTACCACTACTAATAAGAGATAATGAAAAAGTAGCCATGTAATCCTCTGGTTTTTGTAAAAATTTATTACCAGAAGTAGCTGTTCCTTCAACATTTTTTCTAAAATAATCAAGGTCAACCGTTTTAAAAATGCGTTCTTCTGCGTTTTTAATAAAAAAATCTAACTCATTTACAAAAGTAGACTCATCATTTTCTGTCCAGTCTTGAACAGATTGTTTTAATGTAGTTAATGTAAAGCTCATGATACGCTCACTGTTACAGTTCCTAATGAAGCCGTAGCACTAAAACTTGAAAGTTCTGTACCTAATATGCCTTTATCAGTATTAGTATAAACAATAAATTTTCTGTTATCATCTATTTCTTGTGGTCTAGGCTGATATAAAGCTTGTGGTTCAAAAGGTGGTTTTCTAGGTGTAAGTTGTGGATGCTTTCTTTCATATTCTGATCTATGAACTAAGTTACCATTCCACTCCATAACTCTTTCGCGATAAGGAAAAGCAAAACCTGACCGATCTGATATAAACTTAGATTTTTTTCCTAATGCGTATCTGCTCATACAAAACCATAATATGTACTACTTGGGGTTAATGATAAATTAGAACGGTCGCGATCCTCCGCAGAAGCCCTTTCAAACTCTTCTTCATACATAGCTTTTAATAACTGTACTCTATCTGGTGCTTTTTTCATGGCTAAATAATATGCCAATCCAGCAGTCAGACAAGGGTAAAACCTAAAAGGTATTTCTAGAGTATCCTTTGCTGTATCTGCATCTTGTATTCTTGTTAAGGCATCGTATACAAAAACATCTGTACTGTTTTCTGGTGTAGACCATAACTTTAATTTTGGTGTTATTTGTCTATCCAAAAAATACTGGCTTGGTCTGCCAGTTTGTGATTTAGTTGGTATGTTTAAATATTGGTCACGACCTATTCTACTTATAGTAAAATCCGTACTTCCACGCCTTACAACAGCATTTAGTACATCTATAAGATCGGTAGCCAAATCATACTCAGCAGTACCTGAAGTTAAAGTTTGTGTGCGTTGTTCTATTGTCCATTGATTCAATCCTCTATTAGCCCAATCAGCAAGTAATATATTCATAGATCTTCGTGCTGTTTGTAGATCATAACCAGTGCGAACTTCTAAGCCACAACGCTCAAAAGCTTCTTCTATGTACTCAGCTACATCAAGCTCAAAATTTGTAGAGGATGAAGTTGTCATTAACTATATGGACCTTTAACTACTTTGCCACCGTTAGCGAAGCTTTTCTTTTTCATAGCACCACCACCTACAGCAAAACTTTTCTTTTTCATAGCACCACCACCCATCATTTTTTCTTTATCGCCAGTAGCACCACCCATAGCATAGCTTTTTTTCTTCATCATTCTTTATTCTCCTTATAAAGATTATTAAATGTTACATCAGGATCCATATATTGTTCATGTTCCTCTGCATTATGAGTCCATTGACTCGGTTTAAAATCGGGAGCTCCCTCTCCAGTTTCCCAGAGTGCAGGGGAAGTTACTCTTACCCTGTTGTTTGGCAAGGCAACTATGTTACCTGTCCAGTTGTCCGCCTTGATTAATTGAATAACATGACTCTGCTTATGCTGAGCTGGGTCATCCGATAAATCAGACTGACTGTAATCTATTGTAAATAAATATTTACCGATATGCAACTTATTATCTATTTTACATATCCATGGACTAACACTCACATAATCTAGCTTAACTACACTATGGTAATGAGAACTACAGTCCCAAGGTTGTGCAAACCGAGGGTGCATTATATCTGGCATAGTGTCAAGTGGTATATCAGCTACTAATGATGTCAATGGCATTCTAGCCCACATAGCACCACCATGTACATTTGGCTCTTTAGTACCATCAACTTCGCAACCAGTAAAAACTACTTGAAAACCTAATGTTCTATCAGGCATTGTTGTAACAGCAAAAGCGTGAGCATGAATAAATTCACCTCTATACTTTTCATGATTATGAGTAAACTCTTTACGCACCCAACATTTAAAAAATGGGATATTACTAACTAAATAAGGCATTAGGATTTTTTCTTTGCAGTTGTTTTCTTTTTAGGTTTTTTACCTTTACCAAAAATATGTGCATCTACTTTCGCCGCTTTACCTCCAGTTAGCACAGAGTTAACACGAGCCATAGCCCATTGGTTTGGGGTAGTTCCAGGACGGTGTCCCGTTTTATAAGCCGCGAGTCCTTTGTTGTAGACTTGTCTTAACTGTCCCGCTGTGACTTTTTTACCTTTAGCTCTAGCTTTTTTTGCTTTTTCAGCTAAGGTCTTACTTACGTTTGCTGACACGTTTTTTCCTCCTCTTGCTTGGCATTAGTCCTTTATTAACTGCTCTAGCTCTTTCACTAAAGCCTAGTTTTTTACCACTGTTAAGCTTTTTTCTTATTGTTTCTAGTTTTGCTACCATTTTTCTTTTTCATAGTTGCACCTTTAATAATATCACCACGAGTAATTTTATTAAAAGGTGCTGTTAGTGAAGCTAACTTTTTTTGTTTAGGTGTTAGTTTTTTCTTCATTTCTTTTTACCTCCATACATTTTTCTAAATCGTTTAGTGTACACAGACTCTTTTGTTTTTCTGCGTTTACCTTTTTTATCAAAATCTGTACTAAATTTATAAGCAGATGGATCATTATCCGCTTTGGGTGCATTACGTTGTATCTCTTTACGTCTTTTAACTTTTTCTGTAGAGGATAAACCTTTTAAATATTTTGGAGGTATTTTACGTTTAGTTTTCTTTTTGGCAGGAGGCTTACTTATTTGTTTTGACATTTGTCCTCTTGTTATAGCCATTTGAATATCTCCGGAACAAAGGCAGAGGCTATTATCAATACACCTAACCCCCACAGTTTTGTATCAAACCTATCAAGTTGTTGTTCAATACGTTTGTATCTATCAGCACATTCTGACTCGTGCTTTTCAAGTAATTTTAAAACTTCATCTGCTTTCATTACCAAGCCTTACAAGACCAATATCTAGCAGTAAATTTATCCTTTGCAGTATCACATCTATGACGTGCTCTAAAAGATTTTCTGCGTCCTGGCTGATCTTTTTTTATGGACATATTAGGGTCACCAAATCGGACTAATTTTATTTGTGTTCCTTTTTTTGCTAATACAGCAGATTTTTTAGGACCTCCAGGAGTTTTCTTAGGTTTATTAAATCCAGGAAAAGTTTCCCCTCGGTAAGTAATTTTACCTGAGGGGGTTCTTTTTACGTCCTTAGTAGTAGCCATTAACTATACTCTTTTTTGACTTGTAGTATCACAGTGTATGTATCAGCACTAGAATGCCCTACTGTGGTAAATTGTATATCACCAGTTTTACCTGATCCTGCATTATTTGGTAATCCTCCAAATATTGAGTAATCATGATAACCACTTTGGTTTTCACCTAATTCAATACAAAACACATCACTAGTTGCGTCAAACAAAATTTTCACCTTCATACCGTTACATTGCCACCATATTTTTTCTATAGTGGCTCCAGTACAAGCTTGACCAAGAGAATTATTAGATAAGGCACTTACATCTACCTTTGTAACAGCACTTTCACCAGTGCCGTCTGACACGTTTGTGAATTTTAATACTGCCTTGCTACTACCATCTATGATAGTTTGTGAGGTTACTGCATCTGCCATATAATCCTCCTATTATTGATCAGCAAAAGCTGGAGCGGTCGCTGATGTTACATTACCAAATATTTGGTAATTAGTTGTGTTCAAACCGATTATAGTAATATCAAATCCAGCAGGAACGTTTAATTGTATACTACTGTTTGAGTTTCCATCAGAAAAAACAGAACTTACTTCATTGTCAGAATCTAAAAATGTAACACCACCAATATAAAAATTTGTATTTCCTGGAGTTACTATAATGGCATCTGTTCCATCAGCGGCTCCACCAGCATAAACAAATCTAAATATTGATCCAGCTATTGGTGCTGGAAGTGTGTATGTATTGTCTTGACTTCCATCTGGAACAAGTAAAATTCTACCACTATGAGTAGCATTTGTAAGTGTAACGTCACCATCAGATAAACTTACTGGACCGTCACCTAAAGTAATAACTTCTGTAATTGTTCCAGTTGAAGCATTCTTACTGATTGTTTTCATTGTAGTTTCAGATCTTAAGGGACCTGTAAAAGTTGTATTAGCCATATTAATCTCCTTGTCTTGGCTTTGTCGGGTATATTCCCGTCAAGGTATTAAAACTATAACATAAAAAAAGAGCGACTGTAAAGTCGCTCCTTAGTCTCCAAGGGGATCCTTGAATTAAGCTCCTGGAGAGCCAAATACACAACGAGGGTCTGATACACCAAAGCTGTATCTTTCTCTTGCTTTATATCTAACATTACCAGTATCAAAATCGCCTTCCATTGATGTTGCAATACCAGCTCTTTCAAAATGTTTAAAACCATTTGGTGAGTCTGTTTTAATGAAAAATGCGTCTGTATCTGTTAGGAAGTGGTTAACCACATAACCATCAGGTAACATACCCATATTTCTATGTGCATTGACATCATTGTCAGCAGTTCCTGGACGTAAGTTACTCGCCATTAATCTTTCAGCTACAAACTGTAAGTTTACTGGAATAATTAATTTACGACCCATCAAAGCTATTCTCATACCCCTTTCATCTGTAAATCCGGAGATATCAATTAGAGATTGCTCTAATGATGTTTCATTCAAGTCAGCCGCAGTTGATAACTCGTTTCTGAAAGTACCACCACCTGAAGTTGGATGATCTGTAGCACAAAGCTCCTTACCATCACCAAAAGTGAAACCACTATCAAAAGCGTTGTTTAAAATACTCGCCGCTTTGACTTGTTTTGTGTTGGACATAGATCTTGCTAACGCTCTTGTGTATCTACTAGAAAGTCTATCATAAAGATTATCTTCTATAGCCTCTTCAGTAATAGCAAAAGCCAAAGCTATTGTTTCATGGGTATATCTAGCAGTGAATGATTCATTCGCAGTATCAAAGGAAACCGCCGCTCCCTCTGCTTTTTCTGGTGCAGTACCAAACCCTACTAACATTACCTCTTCTTCAAAAGCTCTGTCAGAAGTTTCTGTCTCAAATATTTCGGCATGTTCGTTTTCATACCTGTCGTACTCCATGCCAAATAGAGCGTTCAATCCTGGCTCTAATTCCTTAAGGAGTTGTGATCTTGCAATAGCCATTATACCCTCCTATAAGCCAGTTGTTGCAGTATGAAATGGTAAATTAAGTTTTACCAAAAAGATAACTCCAGCTGAGGTGACATCAATATCTTCAAAGTCATCCTTGATGCCAATGATTCTAAAGTTGTCCGTTGCTGTAGTTGCTCCTGCACTTGCCACAGAAAGTTCACCAATAGATTTACCAGTTGAACCATTCTCTGAACCAAAGCCAGTACCTTCTGCATTAGAATGTACTAGAGCTTGTGCAGTCGCCGCATTTGTTAAAGAAGCATCTGCTTGAATCTCAAACACTTGGTGAGGGTTATCATAAATATGAACCGTCGCTTCTGTGCCTGATTTAATTGCAGACGTTCCAGGATAATGATTATCAAAACGAGGTTTCCCGTTTAAATCAATATATTCACATCCGTTCATAACGCCTAAGATTGCTACACTTCCACCGTCTGAAGCTGAAACATCGACTAAACCATTTGTTAATGGTATGACCATATCACCTTGAAAAATTGAACTAGATGATCCAGCCGTCGCCGCTGTCTGTACTTTGTACTTCGTCAGCCCCATTGAGTTTGGTGCAGAACCTAATAAGTTATGAGGACGTAAACCAAAAGGGGCATCAATATTTGTAGCCATTTTTGTCTCCTACTCATAAGTTAAAGTTATTTGGAACTAGTTGCCTTCGCTCCAAAGGTTACACGACTTTGCCGTTCTGGTTTAAGGATCGGCATACTTGGGTGTTGCTCTCTCATCATATCATTGTCGACAGCATCCATTTGATCGGACGTTTTTTGTTGAAAATATTTTTGTCGTTCATTCTTTGTTTCAAGAGGAAATCTTGCAAGTACCAGACCACCCACACCAATAACTCCAGCGTGTTTTCCATCCTGGATTGTCGGTGCCTCAAAATCTGGATACTCATCAGCTCTTACTAAATCAAACCCTTCACGGAGTCTGGCAGAAAGATTTTTTACATCATCAAAACCCATTACAGAAGTACGGATCCAACGATGCACAAAACCCTCTGGAGCTGGGGGTGCATCTAAAGTAGATGGTGGTTTCCAAGGTGTTCTACGAGTTGTTTTGTCTCTAGTCGCCTCGGTGCGTGTTTGACGGTTTGACATATTGTCTCCTTCACGTTGTAGCTAAACTTTGTTTTTGTTTCTGTTTAGCATATTGTTCTAATGATACACCAAGTTTCTTGGCGATTGCAACCTCTGATTTTGTTAAAGTCACTTTTTTAGAGTTCCTTGCACCAGAAGACCTTGTTGCAGGAGCTACTGGAGTGTTAACAGAGGTGGTTTGAGGAGCACTTTCCTCAAACTTGTGAGGGAAAGCTTCCCTTATTTTTTGATCAATGACAGTGTAATATTCATCTGTTAATGCGTATTGTTCACCATATTGTTTAATTAAATCATTATGAACACTAAAAGCAGTTAGTGTCATAGGTTCATCAGATCCAAACCATGTGTTTTTTTCAGCCCAAGCCTGAGCTTTTGGATGTACTGGTTTAGGGGCTTGTTGACCTTGTTGTGCTTGAGGTTGTTGTTCCACAACTTTGGCTTGTTCCTCACGTGTTACTTTTGCTTTGTTCAGTTCTCCAGCTTCAACAGCAAGTCTAGCCAAATCTTTATTTATATTTACCTGAGCTTCAACATCTCCAGCAGATATAGCCTCGGCTAATTTTGTTTTAAGAGTTGCTTCTTCGCTTGTAACTCGAGCATCATATTCTTTTATGTAAGAGTCATCAATGGTTTTAGAACGTTCTTGTAGAGCTTTATTTTCTTTTTGTAAGCCTTGTGCATAATCGATCGCCGCTTTTTCCCTACGTTCAGCCTCACGTATCTTCCAAGTCATTTCTTCAATACGTTTGCGTACTTTTTTACTGTAGCCGTCTAGCCCTTCTTCACTTTTTTCTTCAGCTTCAGTTTCTTTGGCATCTTCGACTTGCTCAACTTTAATTTCTTCTTTGGTTTCTTGTAAGTCAACTTCAACTTCTTCATTGTCAACCTCTAATGGTAATTCTTCTTGTTTTTGTGCTTCTGCCATTTTAATCTCCTATGTATGCAAAATATCTTCAGGGTTATTTATAGTAGCTAATATTTCATCATCGTTTAATAATCTAACTTCACCACCATCTATTTTAAATCTACTTCCTGCATATCGACCGAATATTACCCAGTCTTTTTCTTTGCACCATGGATTATACATATCTCCAAATTTTTCTTTGTCTTTGAATGCAAGAGGACCGATCTTCAAAACATATCCACATACGGTAGCCAAAGCTTCACGCTCTACAGCTTCGTCGGGTATAAAAACACCACCCTCAGTTTTGCCTTTACCCTTGTAAGGCAAAATTAAGACACGCCAACCAGTAGGCTGAGGCATTTTATCTAGATTGGATTCTTGTGTTTCTGTTTGTTTTTCGGGGGTTTCTTGTTTTGTTACTTCTTGATATTTTTTAGCTAATCTTCTAGGGACTATTAGTTTACTCATGTTCCACCTTTTTGAGCAAGAGTTTTACCTCTTGTTGTAATGTTGCAAGTTCTGAGAGTCTAGCTCTCGCTTCCTTGTAGGCTTCAAAGTTATCTATGTTACCATATAACAGTTGTTCTTCTAAACTTCGTTGCCTTTCTTTTAGAATATTAACTATTCTATCATAAATGTAAAGATCCATTTATTTTTTTACTTTTTTCTCTTTTTGTTTTTTAAGGGCGGTCTTCCCCTTTTTCGCAATACTGGCTTGTTGAGGCTTTCCTGCGAACTTTGCTCTCTGCTCAACGACGGTGAGTATCTGGATTTTTCTGGCGTAGGGTTTTTTAATTCTTTTAACTTTTGCCACAGTAGCTCTAGCATCTGCTGGAGTTGCATATTTAATGCTGACAGTATCTTTGGGATTTTCATCAGTATATAATCTCCTTCCACTTCCTTTTGGTTTTTTACCAGTGCCTACTTTAGGATCTTTTGTTTTTCTTTTTGCCATTTTTTATAACACTCGCTAATGTTTTTGCTTGTCCTTGATGTGTTTTAACAGCTTTTTTCAAACCTTTTATTACACCTTTAATTTTCTTTTTCATTATGTTCTCCTTGTTTTTTTAGCTTCTTTAAAATGTTTAGCAGTTGGTCTGCCCTTTTGTCCAGCTTTACGCATTTTTTCTCCGCTTCCAGCTTTTATTCTTTTACGTTTTGCGTGTATGTTTTTATATAAACTCATTTTTTTGTATCCACTTTTTTGGTTTTGTCATATGATCGCATTCCAGCGATGCCTAGCATACCGAACAATAAAGGCATCATAACCGACATATCTGCTTGAGGTATTATAATTCCAAATCCTGCCAATATAGGACTAATCATGTAATTTATTGCTAACGATAAACCACAAATCCAACCAATTAAGGGTCGCCAAGAACTTTGAAACCAGTTACCTTTTGCTTCTTCTTGGTTTACTTTTATCTGTGCTAACGCTAATTCCTGAGCATGTTTCTCGGACATAGTTGCTATATCATGTGCTAACTGTGCCTTTTTGTCAGCATCTGGAATAAATTTATCTAGTAATCCTGTGACTGGACCAATAAGTGCTGATAACATTACCAAAGCCTCACTCTGTTTTTATCTACCTTAACTAATTTACAAAAGCACGAGTATCTTTTTTCATCTTCACCAATAACAATATATTGTTCATTAAGGTTTTGTTTAAAATATTTACATGTATTAACATTTTCAAAATGCAATGTTCCCGCAGGACTTCCACTTAAATAACACATAAGCAAAAAAGCTGGACTCACTTAACTCCTCTAAACTTAATACCCTGAGTCGCCGCTCCACCACCACGACTTACCATGCCTCTTGATTCTCTATCAGCACGATTGTCTCTAGCTCTCATTGTTACTGAACCACCCATATTAAATTTTCGTCTGGTCATTTTCATGGTAGGCACTACACCACCTTTTGCCATACCGCTATCTGTCAACCTCCTAATGTCATCTTCTAACATTTCTTTTAAGTCGTCAAAGTTTGGGTTTGACTCATCAAGGTTTTTTAATTGTTCTTGCAGTTCTTTTAATCTATCATCACTCATTTTACTCTCCTTATCCTAAGTTTCTAAATAAATTACCTAAACCTAATGTATTATCCTTTATAGGTATTCTAACTTCTATGTTTTGCCTAAAATCTCCTTCGTCTGTTCTTTTTGGAGACGTGTCAATTACCGTTCCTTCCGGAAGAATTTGTTGTAATTGTGGTGAAAAATAATCTACAGCTTTGCCAAGAACGGCAGGATTAGTCAAAAAATTTCTAGCATCTCTCATATCAAAAGCTGTTTCTGTTGCTGGACCCGAAAATGGATTGTTTTCATACCCAGAAATTATAGCTTTTTGAAAATCTGACATGTCAGCACGATCCATGTTTTCCATAATGCCAAGATCTGGTTTTTTCTCTTCTTCTTTTTCTTCAAATATTTTTTGTCCATACTTACCTAAATTTTTTATAATGCCAGTAATACCAAAATCACTTGCTCCTTGTATTATCGATGGTAATGTTTCTTGTAAGAACCTTTCTGCCCCTGAAAAATACATGCCTTTATCGCCACGAACTTGAGGCTGTAAATATGAAGGTCTAACTAAATCTGATTGATTAGCAAAATTTTGAGCTCCAAAATAATCTCCTGCCACACGATTTCCTGGCTGAAGTCCACGTGACATATTAAGAGCTTGTGCAAATATAGGATTGTAATTTTCACTTCCTCTAATGTTTGACCTATTACCTACGTTTGCAAGTACCTCAGCGATTGTTTGTTCCGCTTGTTGATCGGCTGTGTTTATACCAGAGTCTGCATAACTTTGTTGTGCATCAGCTAACTCTGCTATACCTCCTATTCCGGGACCAAAATCACTAGCTGTGCCAAATAGTTCGCTCATCCTTGATTCCTTTGTGAAGCTATAAATCTAGCATTTTGTGCTCGCATGTTAGCTATATCTTCAGTTGTATTGATACGGTCTTTTTGTATCAAAGTATTTGCTTGAAGCTTTTGTTTATTAAGTTCTAGTTGCTCTGCATCAGTTCTAGCTTGATTCATTGCTTCTTGTTCTTTTATTTGTAACTCTTTTGCTTTTAAGTCTACTAATGGGTCGCTTTGCTGTCCGCCAAGTACTTGAGCTTCTAATTCAAAATATTGTTTTGTAAGTTCAGCTTCTATTTGTGATAATCTAGCTTGTGCCATAGCTGGATCCATCTGCTGTTGTTGTGCTTCCATTTGTATCTGCATACTAGCTTTTAAACCAATATGTTCAAATATATGTTGCTGTAATATATTTATCATAGCTGGATTACTTCTAACAGATATACTACCCATGTAAGCTAAATGAGTAGATATATGTGCATCATGGTCTTGTTCTGGAAAAGCTTTAAGTTGCATTTGTCCACCTATTACTGACATAACTTTACCATTCTCTATAACTGCGTTCATAGGTTGTGGTTGTGGTGGAGGTGGTAATAACTGCTCAATATTATCTACACCTAAACTTATATACACTCTTCTATATGCTTCATACAAATTGTGCATTTCAGGCTTACTCGTTGCCAACTTTAATTGTTCTTGTGCCAAACTAATGCGTTGTGACATACTAAAAATATTAGGATTAGCTACTGGTACAATATCAATACGTTGGTCAAAGTCTTGTGCTTTATCACCTTCTTCGGTATATGGGTATGCACCACCTTCTTGTGATATTAAATCAGCAATAAGTTTAAACTCTTGCTTCATACCATTATACAAACGCTTATGAACAGCACTTATAATTCTACTACCACGCTCTAACAAAGCTATAGTTGTACCTACTGGCATCTCTTGATTGTTTATATTGCCAGTACCCATATCTGTTGTGCCGACAAATTTTTGAGCCGCCTGAACCACAAAACCGAGTAGCTGAAATAATGTGCCACTCGGTTCTTGGTAGGGGAGATTAAAAAATGAGTTTTTAAGTTGGTCACCAACAACATCTACATCACGCCATTCTCCAGGACGTAATGGTTCATCGTCATTTTTAATTCTTAAACCCCTAGCTTTAAAACCAGATGGCATATTTGCTAGAGTACCTGAGTCTATTAACTGCCGTAAGTTTGCTGTCGCCGCTCTAGACAAGTTACCAAGTAAATGTATAAGTCCATTACCGTAAAAACCTAGTCCAGGAGTGAACATATAGTGAACAAAATACTGTTTTTTGTTTTTAAAAGCATCATTTGGGTCATAATTTCGGTAAACGGACAAAACTTCGCCATTTTCAGCACTAACTGTAACAATATACGGTAATTTTACACCAGTTTCCTCACCATCTCCGCCAATATCAGGAAATTTTTCCAAATCTAAGTAACAATGGCACTCAAAAAGCTGAACTTCTTCATAATCGCCTTGTGCGTATACACCAGTTATTGATTCTACTGTGTCATCGGCTTCATCTCTGTCTGTTTGTCCTGATTGTATATCTATATCACGGTAAAATTTACTTACTTGAAGCTTTCTAAGCTCATTTTCGGTCATTGTAATGACTTGTGTTACTCTATCAGCAGAATCTAAGTCCGTAGCATTAAATGGCACGAGCATATCTTTCGCCTCAACGAACTTACTTACTTGCCTACCGAGTTGTGGGTCTACATAAATCTTTTTAAAAGCACTACCACCTAGCCCCAAATAATATAACATCTGGTCAAACTCAGCTTCATACTCTTTCATAGTGTGCATAATTGTATAATTCATATAATCTTGCACACGTTCTGCTTGTTTTTCTAAATCTGGGGTTGTTGTTCCCATAACTTGTGTGCGTACTGGACCTTTCGCTGGAAGAAGTTCCTTATATGCTTGACTTTGGAACTGCGTAACTGCTTCATTCAACATAGGGTGTACTACACCAGTAGCACCATCAAAAGGTTCTGTTCTATTTTCGTAATTCAAACCAAGTAAATTTAAGCCTTCACTGTATGTATTCAACCACTCACTACGAGCATTTTTATCTTCTTCTACTTTTTCTAATACAAAGCTACTAATACCAGTTAATTCTTCATCATCTAACTGCTCAGCTAAATTAGCCATAAAACTTGTATCTTCTGGCTCATCCTCTTGAGAGCCAAGTTCCACGGACCCATCTTCAAGTTCGGTAATTTCCATACCTTCTACTATTTCAGGTTGGTCTTCTATATCAACATCAACTGGATCTGGGTCAAGTATTGGGTTGCCAACAAGTGTAAGCTCACGTTCAATATTATTATAAGGGTTTTTCGGTTCAGCCATGTAACCCTCCTTTTATCACATAAAAGCGTTGTCTTATTAAGTGTGCCACATTTTCACGTATCTCGCTAGAAGTTAATGGTTCAAAATTTTCATCTTCTACAACCAAAGCATCTGTCAACATTTCTACCTCATGGTATAATTGCTGAGGTGTCAACTCATCCGTAGTAGGCATTATTTCTAGGTATATATTCTGGCTCATAAACTTCATCCTCTGGGTGTGTTATAAATCCACCTTCTCTAAATCTTCGTAAAGCTTGGGTTACTGTATCAACAAAGTCATCATGCTCTCCAGCAGGAAAACTCGCACACTCTTCAATAACTTCTTCAGCCCAACGAGTATCTGGTGACCATACTAACCCACTTTCTAGTAAAGGTGCAACTGAATTAACACGACTGAATTTATCGTTACCTCTACTTGGGCTATAATTTTGTATTGGAATGCCCATCTGCCGTAGTTCATGGGTCAATGGCATACCTGATGCTTTCGCCTCAATCAAGACACATTCTGGATCCCAGTATTGATATTCCTCCAAAGCTATTTTGCGTAACTCGGGAAAGTCCCACCTACCACGTCTAGCATCACAAAGAATTATGTTGGGAGGTCCACCCTCCTCTGGGTAAAAAACACCCCAAGTAGTTATTGCTGAATAGTCCGCTGTTTCTTTTTTACTAAACGCAGTATCGTATGACTGCATAACATAACTCAAAGGTGGTATATCTTCTTTTTTCCAAACTTGCCACCACTCCCTTTTTAGTATGGCACTTGTTTCACTCGTCGGGTTTTGTTGCCATTGGGCTTCCCACTTACCAACTGACAATGAAGCCTTAACCTTTAACAGTTCTTCTACTTTCCAAAAGTTAGACCACATTGCCTTACCATCAGGTAAAATAGCTGGGAACTCAATTACTTCCCACTGGTCAGCTAACACATCTCTAGCTTGTTGCTTAATTAATTTACCAGTTAAATCTATCTCACTCCACCTTGTCATTACGATTACTATAGCTCCTCCTGGCTGAAGTCTCTGGCGAGGACCTGAGGTGTACCATTCATATGCGTTCTCCAAAGCGGATGGACTTAAAGCATCTTGTTCTGAGTGGGGGTCATCTATTATCATCAAATCTGCACCACGACCAGTTATCGCTCCACCAACTCCAGCCGCGAAGTATTCGCCACCTTTGTCTGTTTCCCAACGTCCAGCCGCGAGGCTGTCTGACCGTAACTTTACATCTGGAAATACTTGGGCGTACTCGGCTCCTGCCATAAGGTTTCTTACTTTTCTACCAAACCTCACGGCTAGTTCACCAGTATGAGTTGCTTGTATTATCTTTAACTTTGGGTTACGTCCCATCAACCAACTCGGCAATAAGTAACTTGCAAACTCTGACTTAGTATGTCTCGGGGGCATGTTTACAATAAGTCGTTTTATTTTGCCAGTAGCCAAGTCGTTAAATTTTTTCGCCATTATCTTATGGTGCTCACCTTCTATAAAATCTTCCCATATAGCACCAACATATGTCATAAAATCTTTACGAGCACCCTCAGCAGTCACTAACTGCTTTTGCTTTTCCATAAGTTTTAAGTAATGTCGTAATTTTTCTTCAGGAATGTTTAAAGGGGCTTGTGTCATTTTTTTATAAAAATTTTTCCATGGACAATGAACCTGACTTCATATATACACAAAAGGGGGGTCATGTACAAATAATTTTCTGATATGCTGTGATTCGTGCGGAACCTGTATGCACTGACGCACATACATGTATATCTCCCGTCAGGGAGGGGACCGTTAACATGTTAACTAACTACCCAAAAAAATAGGGCTATGGTTGTAACGCCATAGCCCTAGCAGTAGCCCCTATTTAAGGGCTACTAGCGTACCAAAGTTAGTACCGTAGGTATGCTTAGCTAAGTAGCTAAAGCTACCTATAAGCACTGCACCTAGTGCGTTTTGCCTACAACCGTTTTGGCTATTGGCATTTGCTAAAATACTGCTACCACTTAATTGGCTAATAGCTTGTATTTGGCTAAGTGGTATTATTTTAGCTTGGCTAGGTACAACCATATTAACAAGCGTTGCGTGTACTTTAGGGCATGTAGTTTTACCCTTAAGCTTTGTAATAGCTTGTTGGTTAACACCATTTACACAAGCCCATAATATAGCCCCAGCTACGCTATTTTGTGCTTGTTGTGCTTTTAGCATTGGTTGCCACAAAGTGCCTTTAGCATTAACGCCACCAAACAAAGTGCCATTAGCAGTAAAGGCATTTTTGTTTAACTGTAAGCCCCATTTATGTACGCCACCGTTAGCGTTAATAAATGCAACCATATTGGCTACTAAAGTGTGTGCGTTTTTTTGTGTTACTGCACTTGTAACATTGTTAAAAGTATTTGGCATGTTAGCCCCCTTTTAGTTAGTTAAGCCGTAGTTGGCAATTATAGAATAGCAAATACAAAATAGGTTGTAAACACTTAATTTACTTTTTTTACACTTTTTTTATTTTGTGTTGCATTTTCGCAACAACTACCTTTTTTGATTTGTGATTGTGATTTACATATATGCCACGCTGTCATCATATGATTGAGCACGCGACAATGTGTAACAATCCATCAGGCAAATAATAATACAGCCATCAGGATTGCTACCACATATAACAATATCATTTACTTAGCTCGTGATGCAAAGCAAATACCATAACAGTAGTGACTGCCATACCACATAGTATAAGTTGCCACTCAAAGGTAAATATGCACATAACTAAGAATGCTAGTGAAAGTAAAACACATACCCAAGCAAGAATAAAATTAAATGTTTCCATTGTTTAGCTCCTTTAAATATTTATGTACTACAAAATTAAGGGCTTGTTGCAACCCGACGTGCATACCATATTCTTTTAAAATATGGTCCTGAACTTGTTTAAGCCCGTCAGCATCTGAGTGACGTAGCGTAAGCATTTTTTCTTTTACTATTGACATTGTTAACTCCATTGGTTGTTTAAGTTATGTTTATAGTATTACCTGTGATTTATATAGAGCAATAAAAAGATTGTCATGTCTGAACGGGCTGAATCAAATTGACTCTGCTCGCCCAGTCAAAAAGAAGGAGGGCGTGAGCCCCCCCACTTGATTAAACATTTAAAAGCTTTCCATCCATCCCAAAGTTCAATACATGCTTGAGGTGTCCATCCTCATACACATTGTAAGATAAAGGTTGCTTTTTGACAGGCTTACCATACGTTCGGTAAAAGTCAATGAAGCCTTGGACATCTTCCATTACCCACATGATAGCATCCTTTGAGTTTGTGAAACTCGCCGCACTCTTCATATATGCAAAAACATACTGTCCAGGTTTTAGTGGACCTCTACATACTAACCATTCTTGATTACTCATTGTTAACTCCTAAGGTTTTATTTAATTATTTAAATAGTATGGGGCATGATTTAAATAGAGCAATAGTAGAAGTGTCATACGATTTCTTCTTCCCGTCGTGAATCAATTGGAATCAAGTATGTTACTGTATATGTGATGGTACATGTATATGTGATTCAAATAGAATCATCAATCCATCCATCCATCCTGTCCCGAGAACATTTGAGAAAATAAGAGTTGCCATGCGTTTTGATCCATGTTGATCGGTCGCTTCGCATCGTACGAAACGTCACCATCCATCAACCTCGCTCCAAGGTTCTTTCCATCAATAATTAATACGCTCTGGGAGGAAGGATGATGAACCAAGTTATAAACCCGACCTCCATGCTGAGTTCTTAAGGTCTGCCATGCAATCTGCAAGGGTCTAAATGTTGGGTAGCTCTTGTCGTTTCTTGTTGTCAAAACCTTTAATTCAAACCAAGCTTCGTTCCCCTTATAACATCCACTCAGGTCAGGTATCCCAGTCGCCGTGTAGGATTCTAACCTACTCCAATGACACATTCCCTCGGTCTGTTTTTTAATTATGTTCCAAAATTTTGTTTCAGGTTTAATCATTTTGTTAGGTCTAAAAAAACCCCCAGTCGTAAAACTGGGGGCTGAATATTATTGTTTTGGGATAACGTATAACTCTACGAAGTTTTTACCCCATGAAGTAGACTTGGCTGACTGCCCACCGTTAAGAGCGTCAATTAAAGCGTGGAACGAACGTGCCTTAATTGATTTATGGTATTGGTCAACCATAGCTAAGGTAAGAGGATCTTTACCTTGTTGACAATTAATTAATTGCCAGACAACTTTGGCACGGAGGGTAGATTTAGCCGTACCATTTTCCTCATATAAGGTTTTTTGTTTTTCCCACGGAAAAGGTAATTTGTCTTTTACGTTAACACCGTCAACAAGACGAACACCAACATTGTTGATATTACCCCCAGCATTTTGCTGAACAAAAGCAGTGATATCTGCAACGGTAACACCCTCACGGGATTTGATACGCTCAGCTGATAAGCTAGTAATACCAGTGAATGTGATAGGCTTTTGAGGTGCCTTTACCTTTAAAGCTGATTTAGCCATAATAAACTCCTTTCTACGAGTTTTGTTGTTTAAGTTATGCTAATAGAGTACTACATAACTTCGTCATTGTAAACACCTAATTACTCATTACGATTACTTTTTTTATCTGCTGAATGTTCTATTAATTGTGGGAACTCTTCCTGAATACGTTTGATTTCGTCCATGACTTCATCACGATTCATTTGGTCAATCCGTCCGTGTAATATTTCTTTTCTATCTATATATAATCCAGCCGCCTGACCTCTTGCTTTTTCAGCGGCGACAGCAGATGCGTAATTCTGGTTAGCCATCGCATCGTCTCGTATTTGTGATAGTTTACGAACATGACTTTCAAAAGTGACCTCATACTTCTGTTGTAGTTCAATCTTAAGTTGATGTATCCTATCCAAGATTTGTGGGAAGTCCCTGCCGTTCAGCATCTTACTAGCAATCGCATGAGCATTGGACTTTGCATATCCTGCTTCAATCGCCGCCTCAGTCTGTGTTACTTCCTGAGTTGCGTAGATTTTACAAAACTTTTCTTGTTTGGGTGTCAATCCAAAACTTACTTTAGGATTAGCGACCACTTCTAGTTTAGGTCGGTGTGTTACTTTAGCTCTAGCCATATCTTTATTATATAACTTTGCTAAATAGAAGCAACAAGTGAAATCTTATCGTCGCCGAAGAACTCCACTTGTTGTCGCGAAACGGAAATAATCGATATTAGATATCGTATATTATAATATCTGATTTTGTATTTCACTCTAATTTCATTTTAGTACTATATAGTAAAGTCTAATTTCAATTAGTAATGTCTTGATGTTCAGGGTACAAACCTCGCTTTTCATCAATGCGTTGTTGCTCTTTTTTGTACTCTTCTAACCTATTCATATGATCCGAGACTCTTTGTGCGTCGGCATACGAATTATGTTGGGTGACTGTTTTGCCATCAGCCACTACCACATATACCCCATCGGGCATGGTTCTTACTTCATATTGCATTACTGCCTCCACTCTTTAGTTTTAATGAACTTACCTTTTTCAAAGTGATAAGTTTTACCCTCACCGTTTTTGTAAGCACCGTTGATACGACCTATGTACTCAGACTTTAGATTTTTATTACTGATACTTAAAACATAAGCCATCATATCGTGAACGTCTTTTTCGTTGTCGTGTTGAAATATTTCACGAACACTACCATCTTCGTCATAAATGACACCAGTTGCATATAATTTATCCATTGTTACCTCCTATAATAAAAAATTATGCTTGATTACTTTTAAGCAGTTGTCCAAGGTCTGTGAGTCATCACAATACCAAATTTGTTTTTCTGGTGACTTGTTACCAATTTGTTTAAGAAAAAACTTTTCATAAATTACCATGATAGATTCGGCACATGGCATCGGCTGTTGTGGCATACGAACAATAGTAAGTTCTTCCACATCACTGGGTGACCAAGTCCATACATTTTCATGTTGGCATATTGCTTGAGCCTCTATAACTAAGACGCCCCCTGAAAAACACTTTGCTTTATTTTTGTATTCTGCAGAGTTGTAAAGCTCTGTAAAATATTTAGTAGCACGTTCAAACATGACTAACTCCTTTGATGTTAAATTTACTTTATAATTTAATAATAACCCATGATATACCATGAGGTACCATTATTTTGTCTGTTGACGATTGGCTTTTCTCATGGAGAAATAATGAGGGTACACTTTGTAGCAAGAAGCACACTTGTAAATGATTGTGAACATAGAATAAAAGAACTCGCCAATGTTCGGGGGCGGAGCTCCACAACAATAACATCTTGGTACTTCATCTAATGTACAATGTAGTATTGACTCACGATGGAATGGGTCAATCCGCTCTTCAGTCGTTGCAGTAAACATTCCGTGGACACCAGATTTACCATTTGTTTCTTGCAGTCTGGCTGAGCGTATGTAAGGGTCTTGTTTCTTCTTATATTTCTTTTTACGTTTATTTCTTACTGTTCTTGCACCACTTCCATCATCAATCAAATGTTTTGCACGATACTTGAGTGGTGGTAGGGGGATCGTGGTAAGTGTAGGAAGAGGATCAACCGTAACCTCTTCCATCTTTATACCTTGAGCTTCGGCAAACTCCCTAAGGATATCATCAAGTTCGTCGTTTAGGGACATTCAGTATCTACTATTTGCTCAATGTGGTCAGCAGTGCATCCACAAGCGTGAAGTTTGCTAACTAATCTTATCTTAGCGTTTTTCACATTAGTAACGCTCCTGCTATCTTTCCAACCATAATCTAAACTAATTTCATCATGGTATTCTTCAATGGCTTGATCAATCTCGTCTTGCCATAACTGTTTTACTTTACCCATCGGCTTCCTCCTTTACAAAAATGCCGTCAACTAATTTACCCTTACGTTCTTTAATATCGTTGAACGCTCTGTGTAAACATGTCCGTAAGCTAAGACCATTACGAACGGCTATATTAATCAATACAACTAATATATCACCAATAGCATCAGCAGTTTGATAGTTGGCTAATGGCTTTTCATTACGCAATGCTCTTGCTAACTCACCGACTTCCTCGGTGAGCTTTGCTAGTTGTGCCTGATCGGTGCTACCATCAATCAGGTTTCTTTTGTGATGCCAATCAACAACGGCTTGATGCAGTTCTTTGAAGGTCATCCCCATATAATTAGGTATCGTCATATTCTTTAATCCTTTCCCCTAACTCTTCTTTTATATAATCAACTACTACTTCCTCGTCTATATTGTCACACATAAACTGAGTGAGACTGTCACCTTCTATTTCATTTTTTTCATACAACTCAAGTAAATGATACATAAGGTCACGACCTTCTAACGCATCTAAATACGTTTCACCTTCTTGTGGTACACCCATATCAACGCTCCTTTAAGTAAAAGTGAATTAAGTGGTTAACGACTTGTTGTATACTTATCTTCATACCTTGATTGTTTAGTATGAGTTCTTGTATATGTTTGAGATCGTTAATAGTTTCCTCACCCTTAATAAGAACAGAGGGTTCTGTTAGTTTTTTATCTTGCATAGCGACCTCCTTGTTGTTTGCTATACTTAATTATACCAAGTGATGTTGCCTGAGGTATTAAAACAATATCCAAACGACAAATAATATTACGATAGCCCAACAAATCATAAGCCCCTCTTTGCATTTTCTTCAGCTTCAATCATAGCTAACCAATCATCATATTGTTCAGCTAAATCATTTGGCATATCGTGGTGACTTACTTCTTCCTTAGTAGTATCATTCCATGATATTAAAATACGAGTAGATACAATACGTCTTGGTATTACATCATCCCTTTTGCGATAACCGTGTGTTTCGGTTAGTGTTAGTTTTCTTGACATTTCTATTCCTTTCTATAATAGATTAATAAAAGTGTGAGTATGGTGTGGATTCGGTTGCTAACCTTTTTTAACGAGGGAACGAAACCATCAGCCTATATGAGCTGTTCCAACTCATTACGTTACAAGGCGTCCACATGCAGATGCGTTTCATAACGGAGTAAAATCTGAAAAACTCCTCTGGGAGCCACTCTACATGTGCATCCACACCCTTCAACACGCTACTCACCGTCGTGTTTTACGAAAGGAGCGTTCCCTCCTCCCCGAAACTTTTACAACTGGTTTATGATAACCCCATGGAGCCGATGGCATCCATGGAACTAAATCAATTTGCACTTTATCATCATGAAGCTTTTGTACACGTTTCAGCTCAGGTATAACTTCAGCTATTGAATTATGCCAATACTCCATATCCCCATCGGGATAGGTAACTTTAAAAGTATGCCTCATTGTTTTGCATCCTTCTTAAGTGTAGCCTCGGCGACTAGTTTACCTTGCTGATATAATGTTGGATCCTTCATGTTAATGTATTCCATGAACATGGTACAGAACAAGTAATCCTCTGTAAGTACTTGAATTTTAGTACTTAATTCCATACACTCTTTCGCTAACGCGAGTGGACCATGTTGTAACCGAGTAGGTAAGTGCTGACGTATTTTAACATCACCTTCTACTAACTGGTCTTCCTTAGGTGGTAATGGTTTGATTTGCATTGTTATCCCCTTTCTACGAGATGTTGTTAATATATAATTAATAGTACCAAATAGATGCGTGAGTACAAGTTTAAAGTTGTCCATTTAATCTGTGTTGTTCCATAGTTCTTATAATGGTGTGAACACGTTGACGTGACATATTATACTCTGCACCTAACTTCGCAAGAGTCTTGTAACCCTTCCAGTAATCCTCGTATATCTGCAAATTCCTGTCTACTTTATTATGTGAGTGAACACCAGTTCTACCATCGCGAATATACTTATGCAGTTTAAACTTATCAATCCATCTACTAATAGTATTTATACGGACGTTGTACTTTTTAGCTAACTCTATTTTACTCTTAGGGTTTTTATCCCAAGCATTTTGTAAAACAAAATCGTAAAAGTCTTGCCATACTTCATCAGTCAGTTTTGTCATCATCTTGCTCCAATGTAAAATCATACTGGGTTTGCGTAGTCATGCCCTCTTGGTTTTCCCAGAAGTCATCATCACGATCGTAAGGGTGGCGTGGTTTATCAGCATCTGTTTTTTTAAACTGCACTACACGATTATTAGTAGGCTTTTCATAAAACGATTGTATAAACCTCAAAGCATTTTCCATGCTGTCTGCCATGTGTTTTTGTATGTGGATACCGTGATAGTATCGCACAAGATACTTGTTACCAAGTTCATATATTTCAAATTTAGGCTCTAAGGGCTTCATAATATCCTTCCTCCATAAAAAATGGTTTAGGTCGCTTTGTCCATTTAGCAAACCGACTTTTTTCATAATAGTAGTATTTGCGATAAGCTTTTACTACATCAGGGTTTTTGTACTCATCAGGCATAGCTTGTGGTAGCTCAGTTATTATTCCAGGAGGAATATAATCTAAACACTCATTACCAACTTGCGATAATACTTTTTCACAATCATGTGTTCTACCATATCTAAAAGTATACTCTTTACATAAGGCAAATCCAAACATGAGCAACCAAAAGAAATTACCTTTAGTTCTGCCTCCCCATAAAGTGCATGGATGTTTGGCATGAACTGGTAGATATGGTGGACTCATATATTTATGTGCGATTGTGCAGATCATCTGCGTTGTTTCCAACGGCATTTTGACAATGTGTTTATCACAATGATACTGAACACATTTATCCATACTGTTATCCAGCAAAAATATATTCATAATGTCACCGATATTTCCAGCCTACGGTCAGGTGGAAGTGATACACCATACACCATACAACGACCACCTTGCTGACGTATGTCATCAGCAAACTGTTGAGCTTTGTATCCTTCGTTAAGGTTGAAGTAAGTTTTTTTATATTTACCTCTACCTAAAAATTCAGTAACAGAATACTTAATAATGTGGTCACGAAGGTATTGTTCGTAAGCCTCACGTTCTTCAGCATTACTCATTTACTACCTCCCAGTTTAATTTCAGTAAACCTAGCAGGGACAACAATCTCTGCATTACACTTGTTACAACATCTACCGTCGTGTATTGGCATGGCATCATTACCTTGCGTCCAATATATTTCACCACTTTCGGTACGGTCTGGTTCTATTTGCTTGTGGCAAATACAACAATCAATAATTTGTAAATCCATAGTAAACCTCCTTAAATACAAATATGCTATATTATAAAGGCAGGACTTTAAAAATGTAAACACATAAGTGTTCAAATGATTAATTTTAAATGTCGTAAGACTTGCCTGACTGGTTCAAAGTCGGAGAGCGAAGAGTAATTGTCCATAAGATAGTTAACACCAGTCTGCATAATAAGTTTCATGCGAGGGTTACTATCATTAAGTTTATGACAGTACATGACTAACTCAAGCATATCTGCCATTTTTAATCTGTTTGTTTCACGTTCTGTTAACACAAAGTTTATACCTAGATCCTTAGCTACTTTGTCTTCTGCTTTTTTAAATGCTTTCTTTATTTCAGGGTATTCCCACTTAGCCGTCGCTGGGATATCACCTAATACTATCTCAGGTACGTCGTGATAGAGAGCAGAGAGCAATAGACTCTTGGAGCAGTTATCCCATAGTTGGTCCAATAAAACTACGACGGCATAAGAGTGAGCACCCACAGTTTGCCTCAATCCGCCAAGTGGTACAGTGTGATACCGATTAATAAATTGTGCATCATATATAGTTTCAATCTTATCATAATTAATTTGGTTGCTCACTGTGTCCACTACTTAATCCTCTTGTCCATGGTTTATCACTGAGTGTTTGTTTTGCCTCACCCCAACTATTACCAAGCTCAACATCTACTACACTTGGCACTTGTAGAGTTACACACTCTTCCATAATTTCTTGTATTTGTTTACATTGCTTTTCACTTGTTACACTTATGTCAAGTTCATCATGTACTTGTATCATTGGTAATATTCCTTCTTTATGTAAAGCGACCATCGCTTGTTTGGTTTGATCTGCGGCTGAGCCTTGTATAAGTTTGTTGAGGGCTTTATAAGTAAAACACCTTTTGATAGCTGGACCATGTTCAGCGTACGCGTCTTCATATGATAGTGGTTTGAATGTTCCATACATGTTTGGTTCCCACTTATCAAACCTACACTTACGACCTAACAGTGTTCGTATTACACCTTTCTTACTTGCTTTATTCATTGCAAAGGTAGCTAACTCTTGTACGAAAGGAACTTTGGCATGGTACTCAGCGAAGAGTTCTTGTGCATCTTCATACTCCAAGCCTAACTGCTCTGCTAATTTATTCTTACCCATTCCATAAAACAGACCTAAGTTTATATCTTTTGCTTGTTTCCTAGGAACTCCAACAATATCTGCGGCGAGTTGGTGGAAGTCAGTCATTTTATCTTTTGCATATTCAGCAACAAACTTTTCTGCCCCAGTAAACTTCATCAATCCTGCATAATGAACAACTAATCGAGGCTCTTGGCTACTGTAATCAAACGCACCCCACAAACTATCTTCCTCAGGTAGAAACAAACTACGTATCATTGGACCTATCTCAGCATTCCTTGCAGGAACTTGCTGAAGGTTAGGATTAGTATAACTAAATCTACCAGTGACAGTGCCACCACCATCACTACGCAGAGGGTGAGCTTCGGCATATATTCTACCATTATGTTGGTGTTTGAGTATTGTATCAATAAATGTAGTTCTAGCTTTATTTAGTTCCCTTGCCCTAACGACTGCACGAGGTAACTCATGTTCATGGTTAGCTAGAAAGTTTTTAGTGAAGCTTGGTGCATCTATCTTTTGCGTTCTAGGATACTTCAGCCCAACTTCATCAAATGCTTTCGCAATGGACTGAGCCGCCCAGATATCAATATCTTGACCACCTACAGAAGCTAATACTTCTTGCTCTTGCTTTTCTAACCTATCCTTTAACACTTCTGCTTTTTCTAAATCTACTCTAACTCCTTGTTTTCGCATGGCTAATACGACTTGGAGTACATTAGTTTCTAGTGTAAATATATCGTTAATATCTTCTTTAGCCATCTCAGTCTGGAACCGTTTCCATAACTTTAATGTTAAACTTGCATCTTGTTCTGCGTAGGCTCCAACAAAGTGAGCAGGAAGTTTCCACATCTCGCTTTTAGCATTGACTCCAAAAGACTGAGCGGCTTCATTAAGTTCTGCTTCATTCTTACGTTCACCTAGATAATCACGACCAAGTGCATTTAGAGCATAACTAAATCTATTTTCATCAAGTAATGCTCCTACTATCATAGTATCAATAATCCTACCTTTTATATCAATACCTTCTCGCCATAACCATCCAGCATCATACAAAGCATTATGCATAATATAATCACGATCAATGCTACATAAATCTTTTACCCATGCGAGTGTTTGGTTGGGGTCAAGGTTGCCACCATTCTGGTGTCGTATCGGGAAGTACCATGAGTCAGCTCCAGCAGATACTGCTACTCCTATAACTTCGCCATCACCTCTAGCCCAACCACTACCGTGTGACAGTAAGTTAGGGTCTCTAGTTTCTAAGTCAATCGCTACTTCTTTTGCATGGGCTAAGTTAGGATAGCCATCTGGCATAACCCACTCAGTCGGTGGTGTGAACAACGGGAACTGCATCTTCTTTTACTCTCACTTTCATTGGTGTGCCACATCTCATACAGATGTTCCACTTGTTTTTTAATTTACGGAAAGTAGTTTCAATACGAACATTACATTCCTCACAAGAGGCTATTGCCTTTGTATCTAAGTTTACTTTGTTCATTTACCCTTTGTTCGCATGTGTGCTTCTACTAATAATAAATAACGTCGCAAGTCTTTAATATCATCCATAAGCCCCTCAGGTCTTTTGTCCTCCTCTAAGGCTAGAAAAATATCATATGTATAATCATGAACTTGTTTTTCAATACGATCCCACTTACGAGCTAACATCATAAAAGCACCAATACCACCTCGTTTACGCCAACTATCGCCATAGTCTTCTTCGGCTCTGTCGAGTGAAGTCCAGTCCTCTGCACATATAATTTCTGTTTGTTTTATAATAGGGCTATATTCTTTTTGTTTTGTCATTTGAGTTTGTCCTTTCTACGATCAATCCACTCTTTACATGCAATATGCCAGTCCTCCGACTTGATTTCTGACAAAGCATCCATACATTCTAAGTAGCTTTTAGTTTTCCATGATGTCCATAACTTCCACATTGGTAAAGCTACCTCAGAAAATATCTTGTTTTTAAAATCTTTACGCATTTGACCAACCATAAATATTTTTAATTCTTCATCAAATGTTTTAGGGTAAGTCATCAAAGGCGTTTGATATTCTATTTGCCTAACTGCATACGAATCATAGTCAGGTTGCATATCTTTTAGTGGAGTAAGTGTGTCTAAATAAGCATGAAGGTTATGTGTAAACTGAGTATAAAAACCTATATTCACACCACACATACTCGCTATATATTCTTGTAAATAACTCATATGAACTGCATTAGCACCACAACAACCCCATATCAAATCATTACTTCTGTTACACACAGTCATGTCTAAAAACCCATCACGAATACTAAAATAAACATGAGTATTACAAGGTAAATCTTTACTAGTGTTTAAGTGCGTTAAGTCTTGCTTTGCATCCCACATTGCCAACACTGCACGTCTATCATTTTTGTAAGAGGTTAAGCGTTCAATTATTATTTTAAGTTGGTCAAACTCAAAATGTTTTCTCCACCTATAACCATAAGCACCTTGCAGAGTTTTACCATCATCACTAAAGTCACTCATACGTTTGTTGTAATATTCTACTGTTTCTAAATCACGCATACCGTTCAGCATCCAGAGTGATTCCATGAAGTGAAATATTGGGTTAGCATCACGCTGTTCGTAGAACATAACTCTTTCTTGTGGGTGATTATAAGTAATCGCAACTGGTGTAGGAAACTCAAGAGCAGTACCCACTCTAGTTTCTATCTTTCTACCCACTTGCATGATTGATTGTTTAGCTAAGTGTAAAGCTTCTGAGACGTTGCCTACTACAAAAGTTTCTACACCATACATTCTTTTATACATATGTCCCCCTTTCTTTGGAGCTTTTTAAAGCCTCACGAGGCTTGGAATGTTATGTTTAGCACCTAACCTACCTAAAACTAAATCAACTTATCAGAGGGCAAGTTAATAAAGTCATAAACTGGTTTGACTGCTTTAGTATAACTATTACCACCACAAGCTTGTTCAATAAAGTTATTTGTCATCGCTGTGGGCTTCGGTAGCTCGTACTTACCCATTCTGTCAGGTAACAACCCATTACGGATTGTAGTATTATCGCAACCATTACAAGCACCGAAGTTCCGTTGTCCGTGGTACAGTTTCACTCTAGCTGAGTAAAACGCATCATTGTTCCACAGTTCATCCATGCCATTGTAGTCGTGTATATTACCACACTTATAGATGCCAGTCCAGTCATTGCAACATAGTGCTACATTACCGTCCCAACGAACACTTAGTTCACGGAAAGGTTTTGCACATCGTTTGTCTTGTTGTTTGTAGTTTAATGGGAAAGCAGATCCAGCATGGTTGCTGACCTGAGCATGTGTACCACTCGTTGCTATTGTTAAATCAGCACCGACTACAATTAATTTTTCTTTTGGTTTTCTTCTTTTATGAGGATTACCCTCTGGGTTTTGTGGATACTCTACAACTTTATGAGGTCCATTGTAATTAGCTTTTATTTTATCAACAATACGGATACGTTCATAATTATCTAAAAACAAAATGTTAAGTCCTGCATCCATAAGATCGTTAACTTTATTACTTACATTACCGAGTAAACCACCCCCATTACTTGTCATCATAATAGAGGCTTTTGGAAAATACTGCCTAGTTGTTTGTATGAATACACAATACTCAGGGTGCATAGTCGGCTCACCGTGCATGGCAAACTCAAAGCGTGGATTCCAACTACTGTTTTTTATGTTCGTTAAAACCCTCAGTAGAGTATTACGTGTCATAAATTTATACTCTTTAGAGTTTTTGCCATGCGTCCAACTTGGACCATCAGCACCATTATCTCTTATTTGTTGTATGCCACAAAAAGAACAAGCGAGGTTACAACCCTCAGTTAATTCAATTTGTACTGCGTTCGGGGCATCCTGCTTTAAACGCTCGTTGCCATTGCACTCTAACGTCATATCTTTTTTTCATTCCTTCCCAACCAGTTTTAGTTTCTTTTTCAACGACTTTAACAAACTCTGGAAACTTGGTGGCTAATTCATAACTAGCTTTTTCTTGTAACTCAGGTGTTCTGTAATTACTACAACCTCCCTTTTGTCCGCTACCACCACGCTGATCCCATGTCCAGTCTACTATTACTGCATTTGGTTTACCTCTAGCAAATAAAGATAGAGTCATGTAATAGTCTTCCATAAGTTCTACATCATTGTATCTAATATTTAATTTACCAATGTCAAGTGGTCGTAAACCATGCACTGCATTGATACGCATACCATGTTTGAGGGTATGGGGATAATGTTTATCATTCATTTGGCGAGGGCTAACACCGACATGCCAATACTCATTTAATAAATGTTCCATACGTTGAAACAAATACTGCATATCATCTTCAGTTGTTTTACGCAAACTTGGTCCGTGATTGCTAATACGTTTACCAAATATTAAATCATCATCTAACATAATAATTTTATCTTGTCCATGTTCAATGGCATGATCCATTATAAATTCACGCACATTGTTTATGCCACTTACGTCGCCTCTTGACAACACATTTCTTCCATAATTTAAATGATACTTTACTTCACTTTCAGGGCAAACTAAACAAGCCCTTTGTCTAGCCCACTCACCAATACTTCTCCAAGTTGTTTGTGTCGCAGTACGACCTCTTGTTGGTATATATATTTTCATTTTAGTCTCCGTTTACTGGTCCCTTTGGTATGCTTTGCATAACTTCTTTAAATTTACTTCTTGGTTTACCTTGACCAAGCCTTACTCTTTCGTATTTATCCCACTCACATAAACTATGTTCAATACAACGCATGTCTACATCATCATGATCGATTATATCCCAATCGACATACTTATGTTTTTCAGCTAATATATTTTGCATGAACCTATTAGCTCGTTCTTGTGAGTGCATCTTTTTGAGGGGGTAACCATGTATCCTATTTATACCCCTCATTGCTCCTGGTCCTGCGTTCGCCCAACTAAAACGGTCTGTCGCCTTGTCCAGTACAGATGTGTAGTTGAGGTCGGAAACGACTTCGTAAGACATAAAGCCCCCTCCTCCCCACCCTTTATAGGCAGACAACGCATTGTGTACGGCTTGTAACGACTGAGTCTCGGACGCAAGTTTTCCAAGCGAGACTTGACTCTGGTAAATCGGTACAAGGAACTCATATACAACAACCTCCGCTTTTGGTTTTTTAATACCTTGATTAGTTATTATATACGCTCCAGTGAATGTTTTTAAACCATGTTTAATTCTATTTGAAATTAAATTTACAGTATGCTCAGGATCCCACTCTAATGCGTCAGCATGTACCCAACCATGTACTTCAGCGAACTCCATAGTGCCTACCATTCTAAACAAGCAACAGTTGAATATTATTTCACCAAAGGGGCGATTGTTGTGTGGGTCAGTCCATGCTTTTCGCATATAGACTGTGGTACGGTCGTTTTCCCTAAATGGGTTTGTAAATTTATATTCACGCAAAATAGGGTCTTCAGTCCATGGTGGACTGTCGCCCCTGACTCTAGCTAAATAAATGGCATGACGTTCATTTATCCAGTTGTAAAAATTTTCTATCATTTGTCCTCCTTATTACTTTTCTTGCTAAAACTCTATAACCTTTTTTCTTATATTTTTTTGCATCTTTTTCAACATAAGTTTCTTTAATTTTAACACCGTCTTTAGATATATAGAACTTTCTCACTTTGTGTTTATTCCCACTAAATGTTTAAAGTTAGTGACTACAACGTAATTAGATTTGTGCATTGGTACAACAGTGTGAACAACTTGCTTTGCCTCTGCATCACCACAAGCTAAGCAAGTAGTGTATCCTAACTCTACTCGCTTAGTTGTAATAGTTTCGCTACACTTCCTGCAGAGCATGGGTGTAATTCCAAATAGCTTGTGATAAAATTCTAAGTGCAGAACCTCTACCAAACTTTTCGGACGCATCTTGCTGAGCACCATGTAAACCAAACACTCTTACCAAAGCATCAGCTATTGAAGAAGACATAACACCTTGTACATCTTTAATAACCTCACCCTCCTCATCGTATATTGTGTACTTAGGATTGCTTGTATCTGATTTATAGGTGCGAGCATAGTTCATGACAAACTCCTCGGGTAAACCTAAATCAGTAAATGCAGTGGGCTTAAATATAGTGTGAGCATCACCCATAACTTCCCAATAGTCTTTTTCATTACTATTTTTTATTGCTTCAAATAATATTTCTTTACTATCTGACATAACCTTTCCTTTCTATAAAAGTTTATTTAATTAATAATAACAAGGGATTGGTAGAACACAATATGTTTGTGCTCTACCAGATGAATTAAGCTTTAGCATATTCCAAAGCTTTAGTGAGTGCTTTACGCTTGGTCACTGCGGAGTTACCAAACCAAGCAGATACTAGTCTGTTGTCTTGGGAGCTAGACTTTTTCTGGTGGTCCATAACATATGTTAAACCATTCAGTGCTCCCCACCAAGTACCCTTAGCAGACTGCAAATTTGCTCCTGGACTAAGATCAATTGCTTGGCGAACTAACTCTGAAGTATTGGTAAACTGCTCATGGAGAGGGGGTTGCTCAAGACTGTCTGCCTTTGCCCTATCAATAAGAAGTTTTGGTTGCAACATCTCAGCGATGTAGTTATCAATTTGGTCTTGCTTAGCTCGCTTACTAGCAAGGAACTCAGACTGCTCTTGGAACTGTTTCATTTGTTCGCCAGAGATACCCAACGCTTGTTCGGCTGACTGCATAATTTCTTCGTCAAACATTTGTAAATGTAAAACTCTGAACTTACCAGTCATACCTTCTTGGTTGAGGGCTAAGGTTATCGTATTGTTACAAACAACCCTGATAGGTGTGAACATAATTGTCATGGCAGAACCTACTTTGTGACTGTTAGCCATAAGTAAGTAGCCTTCTATTTCATCACCTCCTGCTAATTTAAAACCTTTTTTAATTTTAGCAAGACCCCACACACGTTCACCGTCTGATAAACTTCCTGCAGTATCCATTTCCATGTGTCCTGCATCAGTAAACTTTTTGAAAAACGACATTGTTTCTTGGTTTTGAAAAGGCACAAAAGCCTCACCACAATGTGACAACACTCTGTTGTCTGTGTCACGAACAATAGCATAATGTTTGTCCGCTTTTAACATACTAGCTTCACCACGAGGGTCGTTTAAATCCCAAGTATTTGGTTTGTCTGCATAGTACAATGGACGTTTTGATACTGTCCAGTCAAGCTGAGCGGCGACTAACATTTCATCTGGTGTTAAGTTACCGTCAACTTTATTACCTAAGCCATGCCAAGGAACTTTCCCTGCATAAGCCATCGTTTCAACCATGTGTGCCATAATATACCTCCTTTACACTACATTGTTTCATTTACGTTTAGTTCAACACTAGGGAGTGCCTCATACTCCTTAAAACTAATGTCTAACCATAGTTGGTGACCTTCATGTGTTGCAAAGCTACAACGCATCTCCACATCATTGTGTGGCATTGCCATTGTAACTGGATAACGTATAAGGTCGTTTGCATCCTCACCCTCTAAGCCTACTTCACCTAAAGTGTTTGGAAGTTTGTCAAGAGCTTTTGGTTTAAGCGTTCTGTTAGAATTACGCCTAATAGCCCTATTGTTGAGTTTAATTAACAACTCTTTATTTACATATAACTGCGACATTACAAACCTTTCTGTTTTTAGTTAAGTTATGCTTATATAATATAGTGGGATTAGTTGGTGTAAATCGTCAACTACTCTTTTTGAGCATTTAGTTAGGTATTGAGTATCCTTGGGAATACATCGGTTGTATTAAGTGTAGATTTTTTATAGCTCTAGTTAAGCCAACATAAAAGACACGAGCTTCATCATAGTGTGCATTCTCAAACTTTCGCCACATAGAGTATGAACGCTTCATAGTATCTGTTAACATTAGAACATTTGTGGCTTGAGCTCCTTTGGCTGAATGAATGGTAGAGATACGGATACGAGGAACTGTTGTTAATGATTCACCTTTACGAAGACATGCTTTAATATATCGTCGGTCAGACTCAGGTATCTTACCAAGTCCCTCATCCCATGGAAGACTGTGTAATAATCCATGGAAGTCTTGCAAATCTTGTAGACTATAGAGCTCTCCATCTACTCCTTTGGGTAAAGTCTTATGTCCATACTCTACTTGTTTTCCAAGTATCATTTGCTTATAGACTGTTTTAACTTGTTCCATCCTTAGCCTATCCCCTGACCGAAGTTTTTCCCACAACCTAACTGCTTCTAAAACTCTTGAGTCAATCGAACTACTACCATTGTAGATATACAAATGCCCTCGCCTTCTTACTTCTTCCTCAAGTTGTTTTGCCCCACGAGTGGTTCTGCTCAGTAATAACCAATCCCCTTCAGATATATTTACCATCTCAGAGTGGCGATACCAGTTTACTGTACCTTCCTCAGCTCTTGGCAAAAATTGTTTCTTACGTCTGCCAACAACAGTGCTGATAACACTTTGACTTAATCTATGGTGTAAAGAAGGTATCCTAAAACTTTGATTTAAAACAGTAACTTCTCCTTCTAACCCAATAAAGTAATCTACATCAGCTCCTGCATATCTAAATATTGCTTGATCATCATCTCCTGCCACATATATTTCTTTAGTGTTTTGTTGTAACTGATGCACCATCTCCCATTGTAAAGGTGATAAGTCTTGTGCTTCATCAATAAATACTGCTTCTAGTTTTGGAGATAACTTTCTTTTACAAAAATATTCAAGCATATCAGTATAATCATATAACTCATATGTTTGTTTCCAATGCTCTAAACCTCTGTTTACATAATCAACCCTAGCCCAATCAGTACGCAGTGGAACAGTTGAGGCATTGTACACAGACCGTAGAGGTTGTTGTAAAATCCTTGACATATTTATAATCTCTAAAAACTTATCACCATATCCATAATCTTTAAATGGGCTATCAGCTACATCTGACTGACCATAAAAATTACCTATTTTTAACCAATCCGATATTTCTTTATATTTAGTTTGTGTCATAATCTGTGAATGACTAATACCAATCTGCATAAATGCTAGGCTATGAAGTGTTCTAAAAAACGGTAAGTCTTTTTTTACTAACTTAAATTTATCACATGCTCTTTCTATAGCTTCAGTCGCCGCTCTTCTTGTAAAAGCAAAGTAACCAATTTTGTCTGGTGGTACACCTGATGATATATATTGTTCTACTAATGATAATAGTTTAGTTGTTTTTCCAGTTCCAGGAGGTCCAACAACTATCTTCATTATATTACATCTTTTGGTTTAGGTATATCTGGTAACTTCATAGGTTCATTATCAGTTTCAAAGTACCCTTGAGGTAATGACCACACATGTATTCCTTTGCCTTTCACTCGCCAAAACATCTTATCCGCTTCTAAGTTCTGTAATCGCAAAGTAATCTTTGATGAGGAGTAATGATTGAAGTCGTTTACTGATAAATGCTTTTTTATATCCTTGACTTGAAAATAAACTAATCCATCCATCCATACTGCGACTCCTTGTAATATATCATCACGTTCAACACCCCTTGCTCTTTCGCTACAAAAAGAGTGCAATAAATCTTCAAACTCGCCTTTTATTGTAGCATCAGGTGGTACTTCCACAATAGTTAAACTGTCCAATAATAATTGTATTCTTGTCTGCCAAGCATTTTGACTCACTGTTCTTGGTAACTTATTTATCTGTGATACACAATCTTTTTGAAACCTAGTTTGTGAAACTAAACCATCTGTGCTTAATTCTAACCTTTGTCCATCCACATTAAGTATCCATATGGGTGGGTCACCATCTATTTTTGTAAGTGCTGACATACTATTTTGTACACCGTTTGGTCCAACACCATGTTTTCTTGTGACACATACTTCTTTATTACAATACGGTTTGATAGGTTGGTCTTCACATTTATAAAAGTAATCTTTCCGTTGCAACTGTTTGATTACTGCTCCAACTTCAGCATGTGAAAGTGATGGTTTTAAGTAATCAAGGTTATACTTTTGTATCAAAGCTTCCCAGTTATCAGCATCAAACATTCTTGCATAAACACCTAAATTAAATAAAGCATTATTCCTTGAACCCTCACCAAAGCCCATACTACATAAATGTTGAAGGCATGGTGGTCCATCGGGTAAGTAACTGTCTTGACTAGCATTTATCTTATAATCAGAAAACTGTTGCTTAGTGATTTTATATTTACTGGCTTTTGCAACAAAATCCTGAGGCGAGAGTATCTCTAATGTTTTTAAATCATACACCGACCTTGTACTCATTTTACCTTTAAAGTAAGGCATGTTCAAACCGTTTCCAGTATCGCCCCTTTCTACTAATATTTCAGCTTGTTTGGGAAACACTTCACCTTCTGCTTGACCCAAGCCTGATGCTATCTCTGCAAGTTTATTTTTTATTGTTGAAGCTTTTATTGGTTCTTTAAAAAAGAAATATATATGTGCTCCACCTGATTTACTTCTTGCTACCCAACCAACTATTCTTTCTTTGCGTAATCTCTCTACTAAGTTTTTGTGGTCAACTTGATAGTTGTCAACATCTATTGCTCCCCACATACAAGTGTTATCATCCATGATGGGTATAACACCAAGACCTTGTTTGCCCTTTAAGTGATCAATCCAATGTTGTGTCTCTAACGGCTTTTTAATAATTTTATAGACACCAGTTTTTTTCCCTACCCCATTATCATCTAGATCGACAACTCCGTAGGCTCTTTTATTGCCTTCAAATAAATTTAAAAACTGTTCTGCTAACTCCATAACTTCTCCTTTATGAAGCCCTAGCAAATGCAAACAAGGAGGTGCTAGGGCTTCTACCTAATAATAAACAACAAAATTACTAGGTAATCTTAGAAAGGATCGTCGTCAGCTTCTACCTTAGCTTTTGGTGCATCTTTAATTGGTGGTAAGTCAGTAGGTGCTTGGTCTGGCACTACCTCTTTTACATCAACCTCTCCAGCTTCTACTGATTTTGCAAACGCTACACAGTTTTCAAAAATAGCTTTGTGTAAGTCATCTGATAAATCTAACTGTCTAACTCTGTTGATAACCCAACCGTACCATTTACCTTTATCATTTTGCTCAGGCACAGTTGACAAGTTGTACATTTGGGACATCATTGGTAGAGTGTATGGACCATTCTTACCCATAGCCGTCATAGCGTTCATTTGGGATAGCCACCTTCTTGACTTTTTAAGTTGTGTGCTAGACATTGTTATTAAACATCTGCTATATTGCTCACCCTCTAACAACATAACGAAGTGTTGAGCCGTGTTGGTAAGTAGATTACCATTTGGCAATACCTCATCATTGTTATCGTTGCGTGTAGCAGTTGCTACTATTGGGTCATCAGGCAAGTAACTGCCTACATACCCACCACCCTGATCTCTTGGTTTCCACTCAACAAACCTTCTATTGTAATAACAAGGCACGACTGTAATACCTTTATCACTTGCACCAGAGTAAACTGCATTTGCTACTGTGTTATATATCATTCCTGCCTTTGCACCTGAAACATATGCACCTTCGTTTTCATCTACTTGTGGGCTTTGTGCTCCAAGTATTCTTAAAAAAGGTATTGACATATCTTGTGTTGTTGTCTCAGCAAAACCAAGACCAGACATTTCTTCAAATGAAGCGTTGACAAGTGCTCCTTCTTGTTTTTTGACTACTTCAGCCATTTACTTTCTCCTTATTTTAGTTTGTAAACCTAAAAATACACCAAATATATCATGAGGTATATTTTCACCTTTTCCAGTTTGTTCCTTAACAAACGACTTTAAAGTTTGTGGCTCTACCCAAACTTTATTTGTAACTGCCATGCCCTGACCTTGTAAGTCAGCTAATAAATCTTTAGCCTTATTATCTTCGTTCCTACCAAATGAAGCCGTAACAGTATTCTTTATCAAACTTCCAAAACCATTAGAAGTTAACCAATCATGTGCATCTTTACGATTAGCTTCTGATATGTGTGCCGAAACAAAATCAGTAACCGTAATCTCATGTCCATCTTCTGTTTGCAAAGTTTTTAAGTTTTGTTCTTGCATAGCAGAGGGTAACAAGTCTTGTGATATTTCTCTTAGCACCCTTTCAGTTTCTTTTAGTTCAGCCTTGAGTTCTTTTACTCTATCCTCAAGTTGTAGTTGTTTTTTACACAAAGAACTGACATTACTCAATCCTTGTTCGCTTACTTTAGTAAGCTCATTTGCAGTTGTTTCAAAATCCATTTATACCTCCTTGTCATAGATATCAACTGTTACTGGATAGTACTCTTCATCTTGCCTATCCCACTTTAGTATATTTAACTTGCCTATATTATTAGACATGGCAACGGCACAAGAGATGCCAATAATCACGGGATCCCCTGATAGCAATAAGTAATCCTTGTCGTTAAACTTACGGAGCAACCTATTTATCCGCCTAACTGTTGGTTGTGCTGATAAGGCTACTTGTTCCTTAGCTGGAATTAATATTTGCAAATCACCATACTCAGAGGCTTTTGTAATATCTCTTCCTGGAACTTCCTGCGTTATAAAAACCGTCATACTTTCTCCTATGCCGTTGTTGTTAATGTTTAACCCTTGTCGCCCACCTCACCACCTTTGCCTAGAAACTTGGTGGTTCTTGGTGTTAGCCTAGTGAACGGTTAGCATGTCACGCTACTAAACATTAACAACTATTAAATATATACTTTTATATATAGTAGTAAAACTAAATTTAGTCTACTTGATAAATCAGATATTGTAATATCAGATATCGATATATTTTCCGTCTCGCGAAGAATATCACACCGACAAAAAAGAGCTTAAATTTTTAAAACACTTTGTATATAGTAAAGTCAGAAAGTTAAGGTAATGAAATATAAATTTAAGATGCCTCCCTATGAGCACCAACTAACTGCTCTAAGGAAAGGTTGGAACTTAGATGAGTTTGCATATTTTATGGATATGGGAACTGGTAAGTCTAAAGTCTTGATAGATAATTTTAGTGTCTTGTATGACAAAGGTCATATAGGGGGTGTTCTCATTATTGCACCAAAAGGTGTGTATAGAAACTGGTCTAGTAATGAGATACCTACCCACATGCCAGACCATGTGTTAGCAGACATTTGTATATGGCAACCTAATCATACACAAAAGTTTTTAACGACTTGGAAAAAGTTGTTTGAAGATAATTATAATTTAAAAATATTTTTAATGAACATTGAGGCATTTAGCACACGCAAAGGTGTAGAAGTAGCCGAAAAGTTTTTGTTGGCTCATAGCACACTTATGGCAATAGATGAAAGCACCACAATAAAAAGTAAGAATGCTAAACGTACTAAGTCAATAGTGAAGCTTGGTAAAATGGCGAAGTACCGTAGAATTATGACTGGTAGTCCAATAACAAAAAGCCCTATGGATTTGTACACACAATGTGAATTTTTAAACCCAGAGTTACTTGGTCACAAAAGCTTTTATAGTTTTCAATATGAGTACGCAATAATTAAAAGACGTAACTTAGGTTCATATAGTTTTAACCAAATAGTAGGATATAAAAACCTAAAGGAGTTGAATGGGTTGTTAGATAATTTTAGTTACAGAGTTAGAAAGCAAGATTGTTTAGACTTGCCAGACAAAGTATATACAAAGCGAGTTGTAGAACTTACACCTGAACAAGCTAGAATGTACAGTGACTTAAAAAAGATAGCACTTGGTATATGTGAAGAAGGTACAGTTACCCCTACCACAATATTGACACAATTACTCAGGTTACAACAAGTTTGTTCTGGACATGTAAAATTAGATGATGGTACAATAAAAACTTTTTCATCAGCTAAAATAAAAGAGTTAGAAGCAGTGGTAGAAGAAATAGATGGCAAAGCCATTATATGGGCTAACTTCACACATGATATTGAGAGTATTGTAGAGTTGTTAACAAAAATGTATGGCGAGAACAGTGTAGTATCTTATTATGGTGCAACTAGCACTGACCAACGAGACTATGCTATGTCATCTTTCCAAAATCAAAATAGCCCAGTAAGGTTTTTTGTAGGACAACCTAGAACTGGTGGCTATGGTCTAACACTTACTCAGGCATCTACAGTTATATATTATAGTAATAGTTATGACCTTGAGGTTAGGTTACAAAGTGAAGACCGAGCACATCGTATTGGTCAAGTGAATAAGGTAACATATATAGACATTATTGCAGAGAAAACAGTAGACGAAAAAGTGTTACAAGCCCTAAGAAGTAAAATTGACATAGCAAGTGTAGTTTTACAAGAAAATGTTACAGATTGGATAGTTTAGCTAAAAAAAGACTCCGTATAAGCTCGATACAGTCATTAGAGCAAGGGTTCCGTGTATGTTTGTACCCTTAAATTACTTCCCATTCTTGGTCATGTACGCAGTAGTCCCCATGTAAGTTCCTACTATTCCAGCACCAGAAATATAGAATAAATTGCTAATATCAGCTAAAGCTTCTACTCTTTCAATAGGAACTACAAACATTGCTAAAGTAAACACACCCATACCGATTAATGTGTATCTTGCCATGCGTAATTGTGCAAGATTTTTGCGTAACTTAGTTTCTGTTTCTTTTATTTCTTTTATATGACTGAGTTCGTCGTCGGAGACTATACCATCACCGTCAATGTCGTACTCAGCATATTTAGACTTTTTTTGTAATTGCTTTTGTGTCATCTACTTTCCTTATAAACCCAAGCAAGAAAAAATAAAAAGCCCACGACTGTACAAGCTAAAAACACCCAACCTATAACTTCCCAAATCTTTCTTATAAATTGTTGTCTATCGTATATTTCTTTTTTTCTTTCCAGTCTTATATTAGCTTCCATTTCTAATATTTCATTCCAAGACTTAGGACCATAATGAAAATTAATGAAAGTTTTAAGTTCTTGCCTTTGTGCTTCTAGTTTCTTTTTTGCAGTAAAAGCTTCAATCGCACTTGCTTGTAGCTCATTACCTTTAAACATTTTTCTTAGTGGAGACGCATTTTTGGCAGACTTTTCAGCATTGTCAATATCACTTAATGCAGACATCCAACGCCCAAGATCTTTACCCATAGACTCTATTTCACGTCCAGCTTGGAAACCACGCTTAATCGCATTGAATGCTGTGTTCGCGGCTGTGATGGCTACTCCAATGGTTGCTGGATCCATGCCGTTCTCCGCTTAACCTATTGGAAACTTTTGTAGATTAGCCATTCTTTCTACCAATCGTTCTGCACGATTGGTTACTTGACGATACCACTTAGAGTCTTCCATTTGTAATGAGGCTTCAATCCAATCTTCATCAGCAATGGCTTTATTCATTTTCTTAAATTTACTGAGTCTTGGTCTACCCATATTAAACATCATATTTGCAAGTATGAGTTGTGCTTCTTCAGGTAAGTCATCAAAGTTTTCATATAATATTTTACACTCATCTAGAGTAACCTTAATATCTTCTTTGAACAAAGCGTTTACTCTTTCCTCAGATATTTCTGTGCCAACTGGTTTACCATACTCTTCATCCCACTCAGTAATTAGATGACCTATACCACAAGTCGGTAAGTTTAAATGATCAAGATACACAGCATTTACACACCCCTCATCTCGTTTTAACTCTTGTTGTAATTGATCTATGTTCATACTAATCCGCCTATTCCTGCTCTACTTGATATGGCACTTCCCGTAGTGTCAAATGGAAAAAGAGAGGCAAAGTTCGTGTTAGATGGAGGACTACCAACAGAACCACCACCTGACACTGTGGGAAGATTCAGGTTCAATGTATTTGGTGTAATTGTGTTTTGACTTAATTTATCACCCATGAAGGGAGGCTTACCAGTTCTTTCAAATTCTTGTTGCCTTGTTTCATCTTCAAATCCAGGAGTAATTTCCTCACTGGCTAACCCTAACTCTCTTTCAATACTTGTAAGTATTCCACTTAATTTGTTTAACTTACCACTTCTGTCTAAAAACCCACTAGGCTTAGAGTGAGCTTGTTCTAGTTGAGCTACGCTCGGTTTCATTGACATTAATTTTGCTAATATGTTTCTTGGTAAAACAGATTGTACAAACTCAAAAAGTTGTCCTCTTGTTGCTTTACCTATTTCTGAACCAGTTGCAAATGATGCTCCAGCATCTTCACCTATATTAGCAAAAAACCCATATATTCTTATACCTTCTAAATTTTTAAAATAGTTATTATCTATTTCATTTGGTTTCCCAGCTTTAGAAAACAAAGGTTTTAGATTACTATATTGTCCAGCAAACCTTTTTAAATCATCCAATTCTTTTGTAAGGGCTTTACCGTTTATAACAGTAGAACCATCGATATCACTTATTCTTGTTACACTAGGCTTATCTAATATGGTGCTTAAAACATGTAGTCTTAATTTTTCAGCATATTTACCGTTTACACCACCAGTAGCATTTATCTTATTTATAAATTCTGCTTGAGTGCTTTTTGCAATCTCATTAAATGCACTTTCAGCATCTACCAACTCTCTTTCCATTGCTTTGACAGTAGCACTATTTTTTAACCAATTTTGTTTATCTGTAAAGGTTAGTAATGCTTTACGAGTATTAGCATTTGGCACGAGTAAGTTAAACAGTTCTTGGTCTTTTGCTATATCTTTAATAAGGGTAGCACCAGTATCTATGTTTTGCAGAGTATATTGTATAAACCCATCTTGTATGTTTTCCATAGTCTTTATATTATTAGCTTGTGATACTGCTTTTGTCCCACCTTCTTTACTAACACGCATAAAGTTTTTGAGTAACTTTAAGTCCGTTGCATTGATATTACCATCATATAAAGATTTCATGGTTTTCATTACGTTAAGTCCAGCGTTTCTATCAAACAAAGTACCTAGACTTGTAAAATTAATCACATCCGTTTTTTCTTTTGTAAGTTTTCTTGCATCATCTAGAAATTTTTTGAACTGACCTGAACCACCAGTTGGAGTATCAATAACTTTATCAATCTCATCCATCAACTCTTTAGCTACAAAAGCACCTTCACCTTTTTGAGATACAATATCACTAAGTTTATTTCTTACAGTAAGCATTTGTTTTAAGGCGTCAAATGTTCTTTTTTTACCAAAGGTTTTTACAGATATTGTACCAACATCAGTATCCGCTCTTTTAAGTTGTGCTAATAAATTACCTAAATCACCTTGTAATTCACCACCTATTTTTTCATATAGATTTTGTTTATTTTTACCCTTTTTTGCCATTTTGATTTGTGTGCCAGTAAGTATTTCATCAATCTTGACACCTAGACCACTAATATCAAACTTTACATTATCTGTTCTTGCAGAAGAAAAAGCTTTAGTAAAAGTTCTATCTATTAATTCATTCATACCTTTTTTGTATATATCAAGATCCTCAACAATATCTTCATATCTAACATTTATAGCTTTACCTTCTATAGTTTGTACCCTACCTATAGTGTCTGATATTATATTTTTTCCTAAACTATCAATAGTAAACATAAGTTCACCTTGTGATAAATTTGATATATCTTGTTTAGCTATTTCTTTAGCTTTTTGGTACAGTTTCTTTTGTTGGGTTGTTGTCATCTCTTGTAATATGTTAGATGTTCCACCTACTTGTTGAGCCATTTTTTGCAAGATAGGGGAACGTGTAGCTAATTGAGATATGGAGAGTAATGGTAAACCCTCTTTTTGTGCAAACTTTTGAGCTGTAACAGCAGTTGGAGGTGTCTTACCAACAAAAGCTCCAAAAGGCACACCACCTTTACCTAACATCTTATCAACAAAATATCTACCCATTCCTGGAGCAAATTTGTTAATAGAAGCTTCTATCAAACCTTGTAATGCTACATCAGTTGTAAAAGAATCAGTAAGTTTTTGCCTAAAACTTTTATCTTCTACATCTACACCTTCATCAGCAAGAGCTTTATCAAGCATAGCTCCAAATATAACACCACCACCAGTTCCAAAAAAAGGTGCAACAAAAGAACCTACAACTCCTCCTGCTGTAGCAAAGTTGAGAAAAGTACCAGTAAAATCACCAAAGTCTCCAGCAAAGTCACTAAAGCCACCTTTTGGATCTACTCTGTATAGTGGACCATCTTTAGTGAGTGAGTATAACATCTCTGTTTTTTTACCACCAACACCAGTTCTTAATAGTCTACCTTCTGGATATTTACGTTTAAAAAATGCAAATTTATCTGCAAACTGAGATCTACGAGCTAGGCTGTCTCTATCATTAGTGGTAAGACCACCTATTGCATCTTTACCTAAATAATTATCACCAAACTTTTCTTGTAAAACATTTTCAATACGTTGGTTTTCTAATGCCATATTATTCAATATAGTATCAATACCTTCAGCATATTTATTAAACTCGCCTTCTGGCTGTGTCATCATTGAAAGTGCTGGACTAGTTGCAAAGTCTAAAAAATTACCTGAGTCTGGCATAATAGCACCAAGTAAATCAAAAAAATCAGAGTCAGGTACAGCGTCTAATGATATGCCACTAGCAGTCTTTGCACCAGTGGATCCCTCTGATATTGTAATTTCTTCACCTACTGGCTCTTTTAAAGAACTTGTAGGAGTGTTGGAAACATTTATGTCTGTACCAGTTGGTTCATTAAATTCCAAAATTAATTCCTCTTTAAAAATTTGTATTGTGTATAAGCATCATAAAAGTCATTTATATCTTTTGGACTAAATCTTTTCTTAGGTTCTTGTTTTGATAATAGCGTAGAAAATTCATCAGCATAGTTTGTTATAAAGTCATCTTTGTTTTTTGCCTTAAATATAATCTGTGCTCTTTGTTCTTGTATTGGTGTAATATTTATACCAACATCTTGATTATTTTCATCAGCAAAGAAAAAACCACTTTCAGCTTGAGGTTTTGCACCTTGTAGTTTTTCAATCGTTTCTGGCGTTACAAGTGGATTGTCCTTACGATATTTATCTATTCTTGCAGTCATTTCAATATATCTATCTTCAGGATTTAAATTCTTTAGTTTAGGATCTTTCATTGCATCTTCAATTATTTTAAGCTCTGCTGTTGAACGGACTGAAGCTTGTTTGAATATTCCTTCCATGATTGCAATACCTTCAGGTGTAGTTGTTAACTGCAATCCAGCTTCTTTAACTAAGTCAACTTCTGACTGGTTTAAGTTTCCTGGGAAGTTAGAAGCAAAAGTAACAGCAAATTGAGCACCTATTTTATTTAATGTTTCACCTACGGCTATATTACCACCAATAAAGGCTTCTAAGTTATCCTTACCTATTGCACTTTCAAACTTTGCTTTGAGAGTTGGTGAGGCATTAATAAACTTACCAATAGCTAATCTTGCTGGAGCAAGTGTACCAGTTCTAAAACCTTGACTACCCTCTTCAAATATCTTTGCAAAACTTGCAAGTTTTTGATTACCCTCAGCAACCTCTCTAGTGTCAGTAATAAGTTTTTCAATAGACTTAGCAAATACTTTATCCATTGACTCTGTTGGGTTGTATGATGTTGTTAAAGTAGATTTTTTATTTATAAAATCATCATAAGCTTCTTCTTTATAACCTAATACTAAACGGTTAGCATCGTTTTCACTTAACCCAGCTCTGAGGAATCTTGTCCTCATAGCTTCGCCCTTAGCATTTACAACATTTTCAAACTCACTAGTATCAAATAAATCACGTGTTAGAATCTGTTGTTTAGTTTGTAAGTTTTTATATTCTTGACTATTTCTGTTTAATTCAGGATTTTTTAAAGCTGTTTGTGTTTCTAGTAATTGATCTATTTTTTGAAATACTTCTGGTTGTACACCTTCAGTTAGTTGTGTTTTTATGAGTTTACCATCTGCACCTCTTTTATTAAAATCAACAGCCACAAAACCAGTATCCTTATTACCAAAAGTTTTAAAATCTGTTCCTTTAGTGCCTTGAAAAACTTGAGTAGTCTTTTTAGTTTTATTGACTAAAACAAGACCTACTCCTTGAACTTCTTTAATTTCTGTTTCATCTTTGCCTTTAACTCTTTCTGTTGCAGTATTGGTGAGTTTATTAATAGAATAAATTGATCCGTTTGGACCTTCTTTAATAACGGTATTTTCTGCACTTATCTGAGCATTGGTTTTACCACCAACTATTTGAAATTTTAAATTACCTTTACTGTCAACTTGGTTTTTATCAAATATGTATGTTGCACCTGATGCTTCATCTTTAAATTTATCAATATTTGGTGTTTGTTTAAGTACTTTTAAAGAGCTACCTCCTCCAGGATCTCTTGAAAGTCTAAATATAGAACCACCTTCTTGGATTATTTGTCCTGGACCTGCATCTACTACTTTTGTATCACCAGTTCTTTTATTTGTTGCAATAATATCGCCAAAATCGTTCTTCATAAATTCGTATCCCGATTTAGCTAATTCTGTAAATATGGGTTTAGCTAAATCAGCTTTAGCTTTAGCACTTGCTTTTACTTCTTCTTTATATACATCTCCTGCTTTTTGTAATCTATCTGACTTTTCTTTAGCTTGAAGCATAGAGAGTTGTATTAGTGGATCTGCTATTTTAGTTGTTTCAGGACTTAGAGCCGCGTCTAATAATGTTGGGCTACGACCAATTATTTGTCCAAATTTTGCTAATGTAAGTCCTGGAAGTGTATCAGCATATTGTTGATAGGCACTAGGCTTGTCTGTGTATTGTTTTTGTAACTCAGCTAAAGGTGTTACTTTTGGAGCATACTTTTGTGATAAAGCTAACAATCCAACTGGAGTATTTGCTAAAGCGTTTAATCCAGCTATTTGTTGATTTACATTAGGTACAGTACCTACACTCAACATAGCTGTAGGTTCGTTTTGCATCATTCTAGCCATAGCTTCCATTTGGTTTGCTTCACCAATATTCGGTGCAACTGGTGATTCTTCACCTTCATCAGCATCTAAACTAGCTATACCACCAGTAGATTCTATTACTGTCATTAAGGGTTGTACTATTGTTAAAACCGATTCCGGAGTTTGGTCAGCATCTGCTTTACCGACCAACTGCCCCAACTCAGTACGACGCTCCTCCACCGAGGCTTCATCACCTCTGATAGCGTCCATAATTTCTTTTGGATTTTCCGCATTATCAATATTTTGAAAAAGTGTTTCAATACCAGACGCGATTCCACCGAGAGCCTCAGTTGATTCAACAGCCTCAGCTTCATCAAGTCCCGACGTGATACCACCCATAGGCTCATTTGCTGTAGGCGTTTTAAACATTTGTCTTTGTAAAACATTCATTAAAAAATCCCCAGTTTACTTCCAGCACCGTATAAACCAAGACCAGTTATTCCAGCACCTAAAGCTTGTTGAAATATTGGTGTTTGTGGAGCTCCACCACCTGTCAAAGTTTGTATTTGTGTACTAGGCACACCTCTTAATATATCACTATAAAAACTAAGTCTTTGTTGTGGTTCTAAAAATTTAAATCTTTCTCCAGCTAATCTTGCTTGTTCATCAGCTTGTCTTTGTTGCTGTTCGATAGCTCCAACTGAAGTTAAAGCATTAATATCTTTCAACGCTTGGTTTTGTGCTAATTCACCTAATCCAGCTTGTTGCATTGCTTGACTTGCTTGTTGTCCGCCTATCCCTGCTTCTTGTCCTGCAAGTTGACCTATTAATCCAGCTTGATTGGCTTGACGTCTTTGTTGATTTTCAAATGATGTCATTGCAGATTGTTGTGCTTGACCAAAGTTTCTAGCTAAATCTTCAAATATTCTTCTACTAGCTACATCACCTAACTCACGTTGAGCTATACCTTCTAAAACCCCTTGACGTGAACCACCAAATGCTCCAGCACCTATTGCTCCTGCTGACCTTCCAGCTTGTTGTTCTGCAAATTGTTTATTTAATTGTGCTAACGCTGATTCAGTTACTGCTTTTTGATATGGGTTCATAAATTCTTGCACCATAGTTGGGTCAAATATACCAGTAGATAACCCTCCTGCAGTTTCTGCTCTACCTAATGTATCTAATGCACTAGTTAATGTTTCTCCTGCTGTATCTAATCCAGCTCCTGCATCAGTCAAATAATCTTTATAACCACCTATACCTTGAGTACCAACATCTGTTAAAGCATCTACGGCTTGTTGTTGTAAGCCACTCAAACCTAATTCACTAGGTATTAAACTAGCTAATTGTTCCTCTGTGGGAGCTGTTCCAGCTAAAGCTTTAGCTTGTTCCATCAAGCCAAGTTTATAGGCTTCTATTTCAGGGGCTTCTCTTTGTATTACGGTTTGTTCTGCCATTATGCTACCTTCTCAAACTTTTTCATCATTTGGTACATACGCTTTGCACCTTGTTTTCTATCACCACCTCCAGCACCTTTTACTGCTCTTGCATTCATAACAAATTCACCATCACTTAACATTGCTGGAATAGAATCAGAGGTTGCTGTTCCAGGACCAACTATTTCTCCACCTTCTGCTCTATTTTGATAGTAAGGATTATCTCCATAAAAGTTTGTAAACGTAAACCTATCAGGATCCATGTTTAATAAATCTAGACCAGTTGGCATTCCTGGACCCATTTCTTCTTCTTTTACGGTAAATATTGGTAGACCTGCTTTATCTAATCCGTATAAACCTAATGCAGTTAAACCACCTATTGGAGCAAACTTTTGGAAAGCACTAGGGGCTAAACTTTCTTTAACTGCTTTGAGGTCTGGCTTAAACTCCCCTGGAGTAAATTTCAATCCAGCTTTTTCAAATATATCTTTTCTTAATTTTTCTGATTCTGCAAATGTTTTTGCTTCTTTTGTAAGAGCTTCACCAATCTCTTTTGATGTTGGTTGTATGCTTTCACGGCTTGGTGATATGTATTTGTCATAAAAACTACTTACTGAGTCAACTGCATCTCCAGCACCTTTTTTAATTGTTGATAATATGCCAGTGTCTTGTTTTATACCAGTTGGGAAACCTTTTTCAATAAGCCCTCCTTTGACTGTTGGTTGTGGAGCACTTACTAATCCTGAATCTATAGCACTACCAGTAAACCCACCTTGACCAAATGCCATATTACCTAATCCAGCTAGACCACCTGATATTATAGCATTACGCAAAGCATCTTGTGGTTTTTGACCACCAACTAAACCTCCAGCTAATGTGCCTATACCAGTTGATAAAAACAAAGGCATAGTAGGTAATAAAAACGGAGCGGCGATTGGAAGCACAACAGGTGCAACCTTTTTGACTATTTTTTTCAAACCCTTAAATAGTTTTTTTATAAAAAACTCGGGCTGACCAGTATCAGGGTTTATAGAATTTAACTCATTACCAACAATATAACGGTATGGATCTAAGTCCAAATCACGCATTTGTTGAAATAACATATCCTTGAGTCTTGGATTATTATCCAATACTTCCATAGGTATAACAGTTTCGCCCTCTTTAGCGTGAACTACATAGGTATCACCATTACGACCAAAGTCAGCTAACATTTTAGAAGCATTTTCTAAAGTAGCTAAACCTATTGGATTGGCATTTGTTACATCATATGAAAGACTTGCAATACTCATATCACCATCTTAACAGATAAAAAACTTTTATACAAGTGTGCAGTCAGTTATGAAACTGAAACTGTTACAGAACCTAATGACATAGTTAAACTATTACCATCAACTCCTGCGATATTCAACAAAGATACTTTAACATCATTTCCAACTCTGTACAAGGTTCCTTGTTCTAAACCAACATCACTCGTAGGTAATGCTGTAAAAACTAATTTTGTGTTTCTACCCTCTCCTGGATTTGTTTGTTGTTGAATAAATAAATCAAGAGAGGTGATTAAATCATTCATATAATCGAGAGTTAGCTCACCGTTTGGTTGTGGTAATCTAGGTGGTACTAAATTTCTTGACATTATTTACGTCCATCTGGTCTAATATCCACTCTTGGTGTGCCTAATTTCCAAGCTACACCTTGCTCTGTAGACTCTAATTTCATATTAAAAGATCGACCTCTTATTCTAAGATTTAAGGTGTCTGTAAATTGTTCCACTGGTGAGGTTGCTGTTCTTGCTGTAGAACCACTAGAGGTATTGTCGTAAGTACTTCCTGGACCATTCCTAGCTTGTAGCGTAAAGTTTGCAGTAGGATTACCAGTAGAAGAAGTAGAGCCATCAAATGTTATATCTGGGATTAATTGTTTTATAAAAGTAAAATTATAACCATCACCAATATCAATCTGACTTGATTCTATTGATGCAGTCATAGCTGAACCATCATCATCGTTACCACTTTCATGATTAAATAAAACTTGTGATCCAGCTCCTATTGGAAATCTTCGTATGCCTCTATCATGCCACGCTGTTCTAGCAAGTGTTCCATAGTACCATGTTTGATTTGCATAATTATATATTACATATTTGTTATTTTCTTCACTATTTGCTGAAGGATAAAACCACCAAATTTCACTCCATTGTGAGTTTACTCCTGCAACGACCTTTTCACCTTGAGAAAAATTAAAATCTAAAAAAACTTTATCTTTTACAGTACAAGCTATTTGTTGTGCTCTACCAGTATAAATATAAAAATTATCTTTACCCATCCAAAAAACTATGTCATCTACAGCCACAGCAGATTTAGGACTCATGATTGATATATTTTTAGAAAGTTCTTGTAAACCAAAAGTAAATGGTGGACCTATAAATCGCATACTAAATAAACTTCTATCTGTAAAAACCAGTATTTGTTGTTTAGTTTCTACGGCTTGTATAAAAGTAGAACCACTACTAAGTCTTAAATCACCTGCTGTGTTTGTGGTATCAGGTGTAAAATTTGTTAGTGATTCTTGTGATCCAAACCTTATAAGTAGAGGGTCTTGTGTGGTAGTGCCAATAGTATTTGCACCAAATACTACGATATGTCTATCAATATCAGACACTAAAACTTGTTTTGCTATTGTAGGTACATCACTAGCACCACTTAAACTAGAAAGTAAAACTGCTCTTGAGCCAGTGCCATTTGATTCATCCCAGTAAAAAATAGCACCATCTCTTGGGTTAATTAATAAATCCTCACCAAAATTATCATGCGTCCATAATCTTATTTCAGCAGTTGTTCCACTACTCGCCGGATCACCCCAACCAAATGTAGACAGATCAGCATTTACACCACCATAACCTCCAGCACCCCAACCATTACCACCTACTGTTGTATCTAATCCAACATTTATTTGATACACACCGTCAACACCAGAACCACCATTACCAGTGTCAGAAGAATTAGCTGTCGCACTTACCGTAATTTTATAAGAATTAGCATTTACAATAGAAGTTATTTGATGTTCGGCATTAAGTATTGTTGCTGTAATATTACCACCCAAACTGACAGCACCAGATATTGTAACAAAATCATTTGCTATTGCACCATGACTAGAATCTGTAACTGTTAATTCTGCTGAACCATCAGAAGCTGAAAAAGTAATACTATTAGTTGATGTTTTTCTTATAGGAGTTACATCATTAAAAACACCACCCTCTTCAATATAATATTTAAGATGTGTTCCTATACCCATATAATTAGAGCCATCAAGAGCTAACCAATTATGTAATGCTCTAGCTGTACCTAAATAAGTATTGTCAGAATATTTTACCCAACCACCGATTTTTTCTGGAAACTGAGTATAAAACCTGACTTTTTCACAATCAAAAAACCCACCCTCATTAGAGTAAGATGTTATTTCTCTGTTGATTCCTGGTCTAAATTTCAAACTAGTTAAAGGCATAATCTTACTCCTCAAACATAATATACTAAATTATTAGTATATCATAAATTATTTTTTTGAAAGTTATAAGCTAAACTTATCCTTACAGCATCGTCTACTTGTTTTTCAACACTATGTTCAAGATAACTTCTAAAAACTAATAACAATCCAGGTCTAGGTTCATAATAGACTCTTTGATAATTGTCAGGGTTATATTCATCATACTCTGGAGATATCATATCTACTAAAGGGCTTTTAAAATAAATTTTAGCAGATGTTGTATTAGTCTTTAAAAAATAAACAGCACTAATCAAACTACCCCCATGATGATGATATTCTTGATAATCTCCTTTTTTATATACGTTAAACCAAGCGTCATAACAATGTGTGTTTAAACATGACTGTTTAATTCTACACTCGTTTAAATATTCTTTAATACTTTCTAAAACAAAATCATTAATGGGTTTAAATTTATTATCAGTCCAAATATTATAAGTACCTATTGTGTTATAAGTTGTTTTAGCCAACCAGTTTTCTCCACCTTTTTTTGTTGCATTTTCTAATTCGTAACATCTATTAACAACCTTTTTTTCAATCAAATCATGGTGTGGGTTATCATAAAAACCTATAAGCGTTGGAAAAAATCTATCTATCATTTATAATAATTCATCTTGTGATACTCCGTTTTTTACAAATAATTTATTTTCTATTTCTTCTTTGTAAACAACACAATCTGACAAAACACAATAAAGGCTTGAGTTTGTTAAATTATAGAACTGAGTATCTTTTTCTATGTTAAAAGAACCTTCTTTAAGTCCATGTGGCTTTTTAATAATTAAATAAATTTTACCCCCAGATAAGGTTATATCTTGGTTTTTGTCCAGTTTTATAAAAGTATTTTTATCATAAAACATTTCAAGCCCTTCATAATTAGAGGGTTTATATGGTCTACTAACTATAAATTTATATTTTTCAAAAATTAATTCTTTTGACAAAAACTTGGCAAACCCAAAAAAGGTCTTCTATCAAATATGTTTTCATCTGCAAAATCCCCCTTTTTATCATTGTAATGTAGAAAAACCTGACAACAGTTATTTCCTTCAAATTGTTCTCTCCAATGTTCTAAATCACAACCTCGATAAACTAACATATCGCCACTTTTTAAATTAACTTTAATGCCATCGTTACCCTCTCCTTTTGTCGGGTCAAGAAAAATATCCCATTCATCGCCACCTAAATTCAAAGTACAAGATATTTCACAACTTGGTCTATCTTTGTGTCTTGGTAAAATATCGCCATATCTATATAATCTAACGTAGCTGTATGTTGGAACTAAATCTAAATTAGTTTCTTTCAACATGACTGGTAACACTCTTTCTAATAATGTTTCCATAGCAATATCACCATAACAACAATAAGTGTTGGGTATTTGACTTTGGTTGTATTCTCCAAATGTAGTGTCATGTTGTGAAATTAAATTATTTTGAAATAAGTATTGTGTAGTTCTGTCTTTGTTTAAAATATAACTATAACAAAAACTAGCTAATTCTTTCGATATTGCACTTCTAACAACTTTGTATTTATTTTTAGCAAAACTCATGTATGTGGACTCCCTAAATGCCAACTGACTAGACTATATCTTGTACCTTTTGTAACTGGAGTTACCCTATGCCACACAAAAGATGGAAAAACGACAACAGACCCTTTTTGTTTCAAAGTTTTTATGTTATTTATAGTATTCTTTTTAGGCGATAAATTATTTACTTCAAAGTCTCCCCCCTCGTATTCTGTTCCATCAACTAAAGCTATAGACATAGATAGTTTTCTAACTAATCCAAATTCATTTGGTATTGTTGCAGAATCAGTATGCCAATCATAATGTTGCTTTTCATCACCAGAATATTTTGTAAATTGACAAGACTCACTTGAAGTCCATTGAAAATTCCATCCAGCATTTGCATTAGCTGTGTTCAACCAATAATGTATCTCACGATATATCCAAGGATGATTTAGCCAAACAACTTGAGAGTTTCTTTTCTTTTTTAATTCTTCTACATCTTTATCACTTGATAAATTATCAACATTAGACACTGTTGCAAGTTTTTCTTTTTGAGATTTACCATGTGCTAAAATATAATCACATATTCTATGAGGAACAGCGTTTTCAAATACCCAGAAATAATTATTTAATTGCATTTTGTTATCTTAATTAATTTTATTTTTAAGTGCTTACCCATTGTGAATTATCTGGATTCCATATATGAACTGTATAGGGTTCTTCTCTTTCATAACCAAGCCACCTTAAATTATCCTCATCCCAATCAAGTTCATAATTAAATTCAACACCTTCACTATTTGTATATTTTTTATTGCTAGGTATGGCTACTGGTGGATCCCATAAACAAGTTGTTTCATTTAAAGTCCAAGATTCGTAATTTTTTGGGTCTATAAAAGCATCTCTAATAGGATCATATGTCCCACCGATTGTAGCATAGTTTTTTCTAAAGGCTTTTTCTTGAGTATCTGATAATGTTTGTCTATCAATATAGTGTTTACCACCACGAGTATTATATGATGTGCGTTTGTAAGTATTTGTTACACCATGAACATTTTGTAAAAAAGCTTGTCCTATTGCATCGCTTTCATTACCATTTGAATCTTGACAATCTTTATCAGCAACGACTTCTACATTTAAAACTACATTGTTATTATCTAATTTAGCAAAATGTGCCATATACAACCTATTGAAACTTATACCTTATAATAACTATACCAGAGCCACCACTACCAGAACTTAGACCATCTGGCGTACTTGCCGCTCCACCTCCTCCACCTCCAGTGTTACCACTACCATTGCTTCTGTTAGCACCTCCACCACCAGAGCCTCCAGAACCTCCACGAGGTGCTGAATCATTACCACCTCCACCACCTCCAGCTCTTGTTGTAGATGAACCATTTATAGAAGTAGCTGTTCCATTTCCACCATTTCCACCTGATGATCCGCTTGGACTTGAAGCATTGCTTCCAGCGGCTCCAGCTCCTCCACCGCCTCCACCAGCATCTCTTGTTGATGGAGTGCTTGGTGGTGATGAAGGTGGTCTAGCATTACCACCACTATTTCCTTGTCCTGAAGTACCAGAGCCACCAGAAGTGCCTTCTCGACCTCCACCGCCTCCACCCGATCCTCCAGGTCCGCCAGTATTTCTATCACCTGCTCCGCCACCACCTCCACCGAAGCCTCCACCAGTAGAAGTTATGGAATCAAAAACAGAGTTACCACCACTACCACCATTACCAGCACTAGTTTGATTACTGCCTCCACCCCCAACAGTTATTGGGTAAGCTTGTGCTGAAACTGGGTGACCTCCAGTTGCAGGATTAGGAAAGGATACTCGGTGACCACCAGCACCTCCGCCACCACCACCTTGACCTCCGCCACCACCAGCACCTCCGCCAACGACTAAAAAATCAACAGTGTTACTTCCAGCAGAATTACCACCATTCGAAACTGTAAAAGTTCCTGAACTTGTAAAGGTATGTATTTTAAAATCTCCAGATGTGGTAATACTCCCACCACTTGCAGATACAAACTGTGCGTTACTTTTACCTTGCAAATCAGACATTGCAATAGCACCAGAGGGTTGTCCTGCTAATGTTCTAACAGCAGTTGCTCCCATATTTATTTGAGTTGATGAAGGAGATATACTTAATTCTGTATTGACTTGAGAAAGTGATATGGCTCCAGTAGGTAACGTCATAATTTACCCCTTTTTTAATTCATCAATTTCTGCTTTTAAATCTTTAATAGCTTCAATCAACACTGCCGTAAGTTTACCATAATCTACTGATTTAGTTTGCATTTCATCATCGGCGGTTAACACGACCTCTGGAACAATAGCTTCCATATCTTGTGCCAACACACCTATTTGTGGTTTTGCATCTTCAACATCATTTCTTTTATAGTGAACACCTTGCATCTGCATTACTTTTTCAATTCCGTTTTCTATATTAGAGATGTCAGTCTTTAATCTTTTATCTGAAAAAGCAGTCACATCATTATTAAAAGTCGCCGCTCCTGCACTAGACATATCAAGTGTAAGAGCAGTTATTGTTGAGCCACCATCATTACCATTAACAACAAAGTCTTTATCTGAAACTGATACGTTGATATGAAAACTAGATGAATTATTTGCAATATTACCTATTTGTGTACCAGCATCTTTAAAACGAATAACACCATCATCAGAATCAAGTATTATTTCTCCTGCTGAATCAACAGAAAAGTCGCCATTAGGAGTTGCAATAGTTCCATTTGTACCATCACTTGTTAGTGTCATATCTGTTCCTGCACCTAATTTTATTTGAGCATTATCCAGAAAAGTAGCATCGTGGTTAAACGCCGCCGTTCCAGCATCTGACATATCAAGT